TGAATATAATCCAAAGTAGCTGTACTACCTTCCCCTAGACTACCACGGCTTAATGCTAAACCTATTGGATTCATTTGAGCACGTTGTTGAGCTAATTCAGCATTTGCTAAAGCAGCTTGTTCTTTTCCATAATCAGTTTCTGCAAAATTTTTAAATACAGGTAACAAGTCGGTAGCTACATTCCAGTTTTCACGTTCTTGAATAGCCGCAAATTGTCTAGAAGCTATTTCATATGGACTAGGTTTATCTTTTTTTGGCTTTTTACTCATTATATTCTCTTACTATAATCAATATTATCTAAAGACCAGCCGGTACGCATTAAATAAGATCCTACTTTTTGTAACGGAGACCCTGTTTCCATAATCTGGCACCCTGCTTCTTTTGCAAATTGTTCCAATTTGTCCCAACCGCATTTTAACTCATATTTTGTATGTACTTTAACTGAGCATAAAATCCAGATAAACAATATTTTTTCATCTGTATACTCATCGCCTTTAATAGTTACTACTGCAAAACCACTTTTTGATATTAATAAATAAGCTTCTTTAGATACACAAGCTGCATAAACATCTTCAAGCCTATATTTATTTTGAGGTGTATTTATTAATAATTTTTCAATTTCGGGTTTTACCCAGTCCCATTCTTTCTTAATATCTCCTAATCTTAAATCAGAAAAAGGTTCTTCTTCCTGCATATTTTTTAACGCTCCGTCTGGTAGAGTGAATCCCTCCGTAGTTTACTTTACCAGCTACTGCTGTATCTCCAAGACGGGCTCTTTTTTCTGCAGTAGCGGTAGCTTCTGCATATAAAGTAAAATAAAGAGAAGCTGACTGAGGATCAGACCAATCTTTTGAGGGGATACGAAGTAATCTTGATAAAGCGCCATTTACTATGGCATCTCTGTTATCCGACATAACTGTCGAATCACAAGACGTAGATGTATGAGTAGGTTTTAAAGCTACTCGTAAAATCAAACCTTCAGTTTTAGAAACTGAGGGTACAGGAACAATCCAAAAATTTTCCTGGTTTTGTTTAATTATATACTCTGGAGTACCTGTAGTATTTCTCCAGTCACGTTGGCGTTGCTCTAATAAACCACTTGTAACAGGCTCTAAAACATTTCCATCATATATAGCCCACACTATTTTATGAACTATAGTTCCTGATGGAGCATCGAAATCATATTCGTAAATAGAAGATGTAGTAGTAATAGGATCAAGTTCTTTTTGGTATATAGTAGAACGCTCGCATAAATCTATAACTGTAGACCTGATATGCTGATGTATAAGACTATCAGGACAAGAAGGTACTATAGGAATAATTTCTGGTATTAAAGACTCGTATGTAGTTGCCATAATTATCCTACTTGTTTATTAATAGAAGGTGAATTAACTTGATCCATTTCACCTTTAAGGCTAACGGCTTGTTGAAATAAAGTTAAATGAGAACTAGCCCTGGATTGATTAGAAGCAGTTTCTGCATCCTTCATATAAGCCATAAACAAAATGTAATTCATTATGGCACTCCCATAAATATCATTTACTCCTAAAGTAGAAGACCCATTACTTGAGTAATCAAGAACTCCAGGAACTACTGAGTAAACTATTTCAACAAAAGCATTACCTGCTACACCGGGATACACATAAAATACTTTTGGGTCTGACTCATCATAAACCCAATGTTTTACTATAGTAGTATGTTTAGATAAACCAGTAGCGGTTGGATCATGCCAATTAGGATCTTGTGCATCCAAAGATTCTAGAGACACTTGGCGTATAGCACGGCCTCCTGTAGCATCTCCTGCCGCACTAGACATATTACGAAGTACTCGTAAAATTCTATTACCGCCACTTGGTAAAGATTGTTGAGTACCAGTCGCTAACTGGATATTTGTATTGATAGAAGTAGCGTCAGGTTTTAATAACGCTATTTCGCGTTGGGCATCATTAAGATAATTTAATAGCTCTGCCTGTGTCCAACGTATGTTTGTAGTATCTTGTAGAGTTATTTGTACTCTATCTAGAATGTTTTTAACTGTCAGAGCCATCGGCTACCTCAACCTGCGTTAAGAGCCTCTTCCCATGCAGCTTCCCGCTGTTCTGTAGTTATGGTAGAGCCACTAAGTTTATTTACAACGGCTGCTTTAGGAGTTCCATCTGCTTTAAAATCATCAGGATCACCTTTATCAATAAGTCCTTTCATTACAGCAACCAATTCTTCAAACCCATCATCTTCCGATTCTGCGGATTCAATGACTATCTCCGGTTCTTCATCAGCTACTTCAGTTACTTCTTCAATAACTTCTTTAGGTTCGTCTGAAACAAGTTTTGCGCCTTGTTCTAAAGCAATAAGTCCTAAATCTTCTCTAATCTCTTTAGGCTCATTAGCTTTTAAAATAATAGCATGTCCTTTCATACTAGCAACACGCATATCTTTTTCTGTACTTACAACTTTCATTAACTACTCCTTAGTTAATATGACCTCCTCCGAAGAAGAGGTCATATTTAGTTGAGAGAGGTACATTTTATAAAATTAAGATACAGTTACCCAAATCTCAATATCTCCAGTACCACCACCACCGGGGGCAACTTGAGCCAAGACATCAATTGTGTCATCAGCTGTATAAGTCCTCGGTGCGGTATTAGCATCTAGAGTATCTGTACCACCGGCCTGACCAATCGTTGATCCATCAATGTAGTAGTCAGTATCTGAACCATCGCCAACGTCAAGCACAAGTGCAGTACCTGTGTCTAAATCACCAGTTTTAAGCACAATATTGTGAACTGTTTCACCAGCAAAAACATCTACCATTTGAATCACATCATTTAGTGCGATTGCAGTAGTTGCTGTAAACTTAGCGTAACGAACACCAAGAGTTCCACTTGGAAACGGCTTAAATGATGAATTTCCATCGACAGCGCCTGAAGTATATGTAGCCATTTTCTAAATCCTCCTTAGAATGATGTATCAACAGCAATTACACCGAAGTCTTCTACAGAGTCGTTATAATCACTATTATACTTAGGTTTACGGAGGCCGAAAATCTTACCAATACTGATACCTTGTTGGTTTCCATAGTCAAAGCTTTCTTCAACTATTTCAGGCAACCCAATATCAGCCATAGCAAGGGCTTGTGCACCACAGAACAATGCTCTAGCACCGTTTACATCGGAGCCAGATCCCCACTTGTCCGTACCACTGGTAGCGCCAGCTGTATTATAAACGTGTCGGAACTCGCTTATCATTACACCGTCTACCATCAAGCTAGAAGTACCAGAAAACAGTTGGTTTTGTGGTCCTCTTAGGCTTGCTTGACGAACATTCGCTAGGAAGTCTGAGTCAAGCTTCAGATCGGCCATTTGCTGTGGAGTAACGAACATATAAAACATTTCTTCTCCACCGGGTCCTCTAACTCCACGAATGTAGTTGTCTTTAGCATAAGCTTTAGTTTCAACAATACATTTGTAAGCTAAAGTATCAGCTGCTACTACAGCTGAAGTATCGCCCGCAACTAGACCATTTGTAGCATCCCATCGTCTGTGACGATTTGTAGTAGGAGCTGAAACGTCTGAAGCAAATTCAAGATCAGCGAGCTCATGTCCTGTAGTAGAAGACGTAGCTCGAGAAGCACCATTGGTCTTTTCAGTGTAAGCAACACCGGAAAGAGTTAGGAATGCTAACTGGTCAATACGATCTGCAATAGCATAAGCTAGTGCGTCCCGTGAATTTTCACGAAAATTAACAACACTCTTTTGGTCAGCTAGACGACCTGCTAAACGGTTAGCAAAACGTAGTTGATCAAGCTGGATGGTAATATCGAAGGCTCTTAGAGACTCTTCATTACCTTCCAAAGTGTTATCCCCTGTAATACCATCACCCGTCATATCAGCGAGCAAGGTTATTACTGCCTTGGTACCTTTATCAGATTTGGTCAAATCTGTAATTCTTTGCACCATGGCGTTGGAACCAGTTCCAGCGAACTGGTTGATGAATGACATATTACGTGCCACCCGCCAGAAATCACGACTCCAAGCCGTAAGTTGGTTTGAAGTCAATGATGCAAAATTAGTATTAGCCATTGCTAAACTCCTTACATAATTAACTATTTATCATACTTAACCGACTTTTGGAGCGGTATAGTCCGTGTACCCACTATCGTAGGGAAACGGTTTCGCATATTTAGCGAGCTGCGGGCTCTGTATATTTAACGCCCTACCAGGCGAATACGTTATTTACGTTAACGACTCGGCTTAATATCGTTTAAGCAGACGAAATTTTAAAAAGGATAACCGCATAATTGTAATTATGCAACTTTTACCCTACATCTCCACGTAATCGTTTTAAAGTAGCTGCTGGTAAAGCGTTAAATTCTTCATCAGTCATGTTAGCTATATCAACTACCTTTTCACCATGCGCAGAAGAACTTTCTCCAGGCATATCAGGGGGTTGGGTTTCGGCAGCTTTAAGTTTTTTAGACACTTCTTTACGTTTTTTAGCTACTTGATCTGTAGTTTGTTTGGGTGCTGGGGCATCTAAAGTAGTTTCTTCCCCAGTAGATTTAATATCATTTGTTTTTACCACATAAGTAACTGCTTTTTGCAAAGCTTCAACAACATTATTGCCTTGAGAAACAAAAGCATCTCTTAATTGTATTACTTCATTAGTATATTCTTGATTAAAAGTTTCAGAATTTTTATCAAAAACAGGATATTGAGTTTCCATTTCTATAGCTGCTGTTTGTAAAGCCTGTAACTGCTGGGAATGTTCAGTATGTTGGTTAAATTTTTGCCCCATTTCAAACTCAAGTTGAGTTTTTTCAGCTTCTCTTATCTCTTTTCTAAGAGCTACAGCTTTATCAGTTTCCCCATTTAATACGTGTTCTTGATATTCAAGCTCTTTCGTATCAAAATCATAAGGTTCTGGTGCCGGTTCTACAGGTGGGGCTTCAGAAGCTTCTCGCTCTGCAGTTAAAGCATCTAATTGTTCTTGAAGTTTTCTTTGTTTAGCAAGGACTTCATCCAATCTAGACTTCGGAACCATAGGTTTTTTAGGTTCTGGCTCTGCTTCTTCTTCCAGTTCAGCAACCTCTTCCAGTTCTGGTTCTGCTTCTTCAGTTGTTTCTTCTGATTCTGCTGATTCTTCAGCATCTTCAGTAGTCTCCTCTGCCGTAATGTCACCATCTGTCTTGTTCTCATCTTGTTCGGTTTCAGCAACAGCTTCTTCTGTTACTTCCTCAGTTGTTTCTTCCTCATTCAGAACTTCATCTGTTATTTCTTCAGGGAAATTTAAATCAACCTCATACTTAGCCTTTTCCACAGGATCAGATCCTGGGTAATTAGGCCCAAGTACAATACCACTTTCTTCGCTTTTTTCTTCAGCCATTAATAACTCCTTTTATTAATATCCGTACCCTTTACTTGGTTTAGGCTTTTTAGCCTTTGTAGTTTTTTTCTTCTTTTTCATAGCCATGGATTTCTTTCCTTTAGCCATGTTATTTTTAGACTTACCACTAGCATGTTTCATATTAACTCCTTATCCTCTAAAGTTTTGTATATCTACTGGGCCCGGCATTTGTGGGGTCACATTACCGGATCGAGAAGCTGTATTCATAGCTGTAACAGCCAACTTAGATGCAGCTTGAGTACTAGCTTGATTTTGTCTAGTTTGATTAGTTAGAGATGCTAATTCTCTTCTAAGATCAAGTTCACGCTGCTTCATTTCAAGTTTAGATTGTAGTTCTGCAGCGCCAAGTTGTGGTTTACTAGCACTTTCCTGAGCTTTAGCCATATTAACTTGCGCTTCACTTTGCAGTTTCTGAACCTCGGCCTCAAGTTTAGCTATTTCAAGCTGCAGCTGCTGCATAGCCATTTGTTGTTGTATCTGCTGCATTTGCGCTTGTTCTTCCGAAGGTGGTTCTTGTCCCGTCATTCTACGTATACGGGTTGCGAGTTCTTCTTTACGGTTAAGATGGCTATACTCAACAATTGCATCATCAGGTATTGCAACCCCAACAGTACGTAAGTTAAGAGCTTCGGCAAATTGTACTTCGTCAAACGAATCACGGGCAGGGGCAGTGTTAACAACTACATCATACTCACCTAAAGTAATATCATTGACTACAATTCCTTCCGGAAGAGTTTGATTAACAACCATAGGCTCATTAGGTTTCATAGGATCTTCTTCATTGGTAATCATTATTACTCGTTCTTCCGTGTAATAATTCTGAACCAGATTTAATACTTTCTCCGCTAAATATAGTCTTGTTTTCTTAAGGTTATCTAACGGAACCTGAATCATTATAATTCCACGATTCTGTTTAGCCTGAATAGCTACGCCTGATACTTCAGCACTGTCAGTACCAAGCATTGAATCATTAATACCACTAATATCTTTTATATTTGCAGCTGCTTTCTGACTTATTCTATCAAGACCAGTAGGTATCTGGTTTGGTGGAATCTTACCGGGGGGTGTAGAACCCCGATTATATTCAAGAACAAGACCTGTTTCTGCTCCATGTTCTTCAAGGTCTTCTACTTGCATACTAGTTAAAGATCCTGATTCAACCAGCCAACCACTGTTAGCAGTTGTATTTACAATATGAAGCTCCTGGCTGGTAACCTTGTTCAATTGTTCTTGCGGAGACAGCAAGTTACGCACCATGCCAAACGGTCTGCCCCTGCGGAAATACGCAAAAAACGGCACGATTGTAAATTCATCATATGGGGACCAATCATCGAACAATACTACTTTGTCGCATGTTACTGTCCAGCGCACCTTCTTTTTCATCTTGGAATAAATCTGCAGGCCATATTGTTTTGCAAATTTTTTAGCTTTAGTATCAGACCAATTTTCAGGAATAGGTCGCATGTCACCATTTTGCGGATCGAGATAACAGTCTACTTTAGTTAATTTTTTATATTGACGTTCAATTACTCTAAGCGCTTTAATACTTCTATATTCATCATCTGAAGTAGTGGTAGTGCCTATATAGTTATCACTCTCATCAGTATCACCGAAACGTGTTTCATAATACTCTACTGAGTCTCTGCCAAATGACTGGCCGTTTTCTGCAATAAATACAAGCTTGTCCGCCTGCTTCTTGCCATATAGTTCTTCTATCTCATCAAGAGTCATCCACTTGGTTTCAAAAACTTCGTTCCACGTTTTAGGATCATAGTCCTTAGCATCCGGATCAAGAATAATATCCAACGGATCCTTAGCAGTTATCCTGACTTCACCCTGCATGTTATCACTAAAGTCTATACGAACATCGAAGTATCCACGGCCGTCCATTATAAGACCATCACTAAATACCTGCTGTTCTATCCAATCCAGTTTGTTATTATCAGCAATCTGCATAAACAACTTAGTCAAAGTATCAGCTGTTTGCTGGTCACCTTTTCGCCTAGGTTTAAATCTTATATCTGCACGTCTACTGGCCTGCTCCCCAAGAACAGTATTTACCGTAGGTAATATAGTATTGATTGTTAGCGCGGGACGTCCTTCTGCATCAAGTGCAGTTATATCGGCCGAGTCCCACTGCTCTCCTTGATAATAAGCATCACATTTTTTAGCAAGATCAATATAGTCTACGTGCCCATTGTCACGGGCTCGGACATATCTATCCCACTGATGGCTGCTAATTGTTTCTTCGTCTTGAGCAGAAATTTTTCTTCGTTTAGGTAGTACTGCCATATATTAAGCTCTCATCGCAGATTTAGTTCGGGTTTCTTTAGCCAAGTGTTGAAGTCTATCACGCCAGGACGGGGGTTGAACTATTCTTTCAGAAAATGTATTAAATTCTGTCATCATAAGTCCTATCCATGCTAATGCGTCTACCTGATCGTCATGTACTCCATTAGGGAATCGTAAAAGTTCTGCAACTAATGGTCCGGAAAAATTTTCGTTTTTCGGAATATATACCATCCCCTGTTGCATCCGTCCCTGGATAGCTCTGGCTCGGGCTTCTTTATCACGCCTGCCAGTTTTTAAATCTTTAAAATACGCTTCATGGAGCCCCCGCTCCCTTACACGTTTCTCCAGAAAAGGGCCTAATGCCATTTCAATATGCCCTTTTTCTATGCCTATAATAGACGGTCTCCACAATTCATACAAATCCAGTATCCTTTCTACCAGTTCGAAGCCGTCAAATCTACCCCTATCTATATCAACAACGAACATCTGGTCGTACTCATTCACCCCTACAACTATACCAACCGAGTAGTCATTCCTGTCCCGTTGCCCGATAGCCAAGTCCCACGCACAGTAGAACCGCATACGGTCAAGGTCTATATCATCAGGCTCAAAGTACTGGATCATATCCCTCGTAAAGTATTCCCCATCATCCGCTACCGGATTCTGCTGGTAAAGTGCAGACCAGTCCCTTGGTCCGATAGCTTTACGAATCCGGTCCAGTGCATCGAGCCCATAACGCTCTGTATGCAGCGGCTCCCCCTTTTCACGAAACTTCTCGTCCTCTTCCGCGATTGCAGGGTAACGGACAACTTCCCAATGGTCGCCCCCCTCCGTGGTAGCTTTCAATAATCGACCTGCCAGATCATCGTCATGCCATCGGGTAAGAATAACAAGAATACCGCCACCTGGCGCCAGTCGGGTATAAGCGGTGGATGTGTACCAGTCCCACGTAGCGCTCCTGTTATTCTGGGATTCTGCATCCTCCCTGTTTTTAATCGGATCATCTATTAAAAGAATATGGGCCCCTTTACCTGTAATACCCCCGCCAACACCAGCGGCTACATAACCCCCACCATTGACCGTTAACCATGCTTCGGCTGACTGTGAATCCGGATCAAGTCTGGTTTTAAATGCTGTTTTGTACGACGGTTCACGTAGCAACTGCCGTACTTTACGGCTGAAGCCCATGGCCAACGATCCGGAATACGAACAACCTATAAACTCATGGGCGGGATTCCTACCCAGATGCCATGCGGGAAAGGCCACTGATGCAAGTGTACTCTTACCGTGTCTGGGAGGCATAAACAACATAAGCCGTGGTGACTTTTTATCAACTACGTCACGACTGAATTTTTCCAAACGGGCACAAACGTCTTTGTGCACCCAACCCGCATTGTAATCAGGGTTAAACCTTTCTACAAAAGGCAACATCCTTTTTCTTGTAAGGAAACGTAAAGCCAGTTCTGCACGAGCTTTATCCTGTGCCGATACGTCTTTCTCTTCTTCTACCTTTTCCTCTACCTTCTGTTCAGGAGCAGGTAAAGCCTCGGATATATCTGCTTTACAATACGCACATAGCTTATCGTTTTCTGCAAAAAGAGTTACCGGCCGCGATATGTGACAACGATAACACTCAAACAGTTGTACCTCGGGTACTGCTGACATCTATACGTATTTATCCACTTTATTGGTCTCTGGTTTTTTGCGCTCAACAAGCTCTTTTGGCTCTGGTTGAGGCCGTTGTTCATTTTGCGGTACCAAAGGTTTTTGGTAATGGTTTCTGTTTATCGGTGCTATTTGCATTAATCAAACCTTTTATTATAAGTCAGGCCAAAATACGGGTCTTGATTTTCAGCAAACCTTACATTAGCACCAAGAGTCCCCCCAAACACATCATCTTTTCTGGCAGAAATATTACCTGTTTGGTAAGTATTTGAAGGCATGCCGCCCAATGTCCGGGTTTCACCGTAATCTATACCAATACCAAAACTGCTTTTGGGAAAAGTTATATTTACACCGCCAATTGTAGCTAAAACAGGAGGAAGGTCCCCGATTAAATTAGATATATTAGCTCTTGCCGAACCTGTTATGCCCATATTTTCATTAGAATACAAGGGCACGTCTTCAATAGACCCCCCTATACTGGTATTTAACTTATTCCGTTTATAACGAGGGTCAGATTTAGGAAGAGCGCCATGTAAATTTCCGCCCATTTCACTAGAAGCACCTCTACCTAGTTTAGACATCTCCATACGCTGTGAAGATTCCTCCATATTTGGGGTAGAAGGACGGACATTTGCAGCATTTGCACCTGCAGTAAGTTTACCAAAACCCTCAATTGAGGGATTATCCAAAAAACTTTTTATATCGGCTTCTTTAAAATTAAAAGTACTTCTTTCTTCAGCCATTATCAGGCTCCAGATAGTTTTCGGAGTGCCCAGCTATCTTAAGTAACTCTTCATCACTCATTCTTTCCAGCTGTTTTACCCCATTTACATTAATATTGACCTGAGTTGCGTTGTCAGGCTGGTGTAATCCGTGCAACTTACACAAAGAATCCACGGTGCCTTTCATTTCTGTAGCATTTGCAGACGCAATGTACGTATCCATGTACATTTTATGCGCATGAGCCCGTGTAAACTTGGTTTCTTCACGTAATTCCTGTTTGAGATAGTCAAGTGCTTGTTTAATCTTGGGTTTATTAGCAACCCTGCTGGCATAATGCCGTGTTTTATACCCGACAGCACGTCCAGCAGCAGTAATTGTCATGCCACTTGCTATTAAATTGATGAAACGCTCTTCCTGGACCGTTAATTCATTAGTATGTAGCCCCATGTACGGCATTTTGGACTGGAATTCCACATGCTCGGGGACTTCGTACTGTTCCGATGGTTCGATATCTTTGTCCATGGCCTACGAATTATGGTTAATTTTCTGAAATATACAGGATAAACAAGTTGTTTGGCAAATTTTTGCTGAAAAAATTTTCAAAAAATTTTTTGTATATACCGCTCTGTCACTCATCTATACCTTGCCTCCACAGCACACCTAACCCCCGATTTTCATATTGGAACCTTGTTTTGCATTTTACGTATGGGGCCCCATTTGCAAAGAGGACCCAACGCTCGCGCATTGTGTCAGTAAGCAACTTCTATGAATTATTTAACTTCAATCAATCATGAGGTATGTACCATGACTATCATCTTCTTAGCTTTCATCTATGTACTAGAAGTAACACTCACGAAAATCATCTACTTACAACGAACCTGGGAAAACGGAAAATGGGTAGAAGCCGAAACATCGGAAATCATCTCTGAATCCATTAGGGGTTTCATGGATGGATACAACGTATTCACTGAAATCTAATCCATTCCATTGCTCGCTCATTACTCAATCGTGGACTACGTAACAAAGATGTGTCTAGACACACGTTCGCATACGCTCTCTATCTTTGTTACTCGTCCACTCAATCGTAATTCATTCACTCGCAATCAATGGCCATCTCACGATGACCGTAGTTTGCATTTTCTATTGTATTTATTATTAATTACTTATCCATGGAGGAACTTATGGAAGAAGAACTAGTCGAGACTATAATAATTCCTAAACATATGTCTTTTAAGGAGTTTAACGAAAAATACGCTAATAAAACTTTCGAAGAACTAATAGCACTAGGCTTCGAAGGAAACACTTTGGTTTTACCAATGCCAGAGTCTGAAACTTAGCCCAAGCATCTTCTAGCATTCTATGGCCATCTCACGATGGCCGTAGTTTGCATTTTCTATTGTATTTTTTATTTCAATTTAACTAGGAGGTCTATCATGACTACAGAAAATCAAAACAATACTAACCAATGGGAAGAACGGCCTTATTGGAGGCTTCACAATGCCGTAACAATCAAGGCTATCAAGCTACCTAATGGTAGAGTTAGAGCCTGGTGTGCATGGTCTTACGATGATAAAGGCATTGTGAAATGTGTCGTTGAGTCTAAGGGTATGCTTAAGAACGGACAAGAAGCTGAACTCCTTATAGAATCTGCATACAGCACTGGAGAATTTGACTTCAAAGGTGGTATTTGGATTCATAGGAAAGCTACAGACGCAGACAAAGAGCTCGACTTAGAGTCATAACCCAACAGCTGACTATCAGGTTCCTCGCGGAATCTGATAGTCGGCATTTTTTATTGTATTTCTTAGTTTAATTTAACTATCTAGGAGGATAGAGATGAAAGTAGAAGTAAATACTGAAGAGTTAAAAGATAAAGCAGTAGCTGGCACACGAGTAGTGGGCACCTGGCTTAAGAGAGTTACTCCGAAAGCAGTGGCTTACGTTAAGCAAGCAGGAAATGACTTTGCCAAAGCAGTAGCTGAGGAAGAAGCCAAGCTAAAGGAGGAGAAGTAAATGAAAACTAAAATAGTATTATGGGCTGTTGTTGCAGGTCTAGTGTTAGTAATCTACGACCACTTTGCAGGTTGGTCTGACGTATCAGCCAGTCAAGCCTCGACTCTCGCGTTAGTGTGGGAAAGAGACGGTTTAAGATGCCAAGTGTTTGATGGACAGAACCAGATATACCAGGTTAAGAGGATAGCCTGTGAAGTATATATCTTTGAATAAGTTTCCTCCTAGAGAAGCCTCCCGGACGAAAGTCTGGGGGGTTTTTTTATTATGCGGGCGTTATGGATGCCGGGCTTGTATCGGGGTCCATGCTTGCTTGCCCAAGGTTTATGCTTGCGGGCGTTGCTTGCTTGCAAGTGACAAGCATTCTTGCTCCAAGAACCACGTCCAAGCGCGAGGCACCACATAATAACGCTTCGTGCCACCTGTGCCAGACAGGATTTGCTTGCTGGCACGGACGTAAACCATTGATCGTAAACCATAAATCGTAAATCTGTGCCAGTTGTGCCAGCTGTGCCAGCATTTTCAAGTTGGTTTACAATATGCGGGCGTTAAATAATAAATATGTTCTATGTTTAACTTAGTAAAAGTAAGTGGCACAAGTGGCACAGAACCATGATTCATTATGCAATACAAATACTTAAGGCTCGTTTTACATGGCACAGTTGCTGGCACAGTGCTGGCACAAGGCCTTGTTACTGGCACAAATCGGTTAAAAATTAACCACTCAGCCCCCTCACGGGGTCTTCGAGTGAGCATTTTCCATTGTATTTTTTAATTATTTATCCATTTCAAGGAGGATATGACATGAAAAAAGAAGAAATGAAAGACGGAATTGAACTAATTATGCAATTGCTTACTGCATTATTGGAAGCCCTCGGTAAAGCAGAAGATGCAATGCGCAGTGGTGCACTAGAGGATAAAGACCGAGAAATCAACCGAGCTGTAGAGTTATTGTTCGCATTGCAGGCGTCATTAACGGAAGGTAAAGAAAAAGGTTATGAATTGTCCGAGAAATTAAATGATTTGTATCTGCATTGTATTAGGAAATGCTTCCGTGCAAAAAAATTAAACGATGTAAATGACATTGAACATGTACAAGTATTAATAGCAGAAGTAGCAAGTGCATGGGCACATCTACCAATGATAAAGGAGGTGGCATAAAGATATTTTTATATTAATCGGAGACTTTTTATTGTTATTTTTTCTCTCTTTTTTCTATCAAGGAGGTATTTCATGGAAGAGATATTGATTTTTATAGAGAGTTTATTTAATGAGGACTTAGTCCTTGTAACTGTTAATCCTAATCTTAAGGAGAATTACTATGACGTTGACTAATTATGCACCAAGTATAGACCCTCGTGATCTAGGTGATCGTGAAGAGCTAGTAGCACCTGATAAGACTGACCTGAATGTTGCAGTGCGAGACGATACTATCGCTGACCCTGAAGGAGCTACTGCCAGACAAGATGCAGTCGATAATCCAGAGTTCCCGGAGTGGGCGCTTCGAGATTATAAGCCAAGTAGCTTGGACTACTGGGGTAAGGAATGGCCTGATGGTCAGATGCATCTGATACCTACTGAAGCTACAGTTGAAGCTGTAGTATCTGCGTACCGTGAAGGTATGGAAGCGGATAACCTTCAAGGTATGATTGACTTTGGTACTAACGACCCAGACCACAAGGTAATGGACGATGCCTACCAGTCGATGATATCTGGTTGTTCCAAGCCAAAAGTATTTGGTCTTGTATCAGGTATCGGTAACGCTTGTGAGTCTGCATTGGCAGAGCGGGCATACCGTAGGTATCTGTTCGAGTCTCAAGCATCCAAGGCTGATTTGTCTGGTGACCTGCCTGAGTATTTGGAAAAGTACCAGGAAGCTATGATGAACAGTTCTCGTGAAGCAGGTACATGGTATCTGTTGCATACCATGGCATGGGAGAAAGCTGGTTGGAACAAGCAACCAAACTATCTGTCTGATGCTACTGTCAAAAGAGTACGTAATCAGATTGTGTTCAAGTTGATACGATCAGCTACATACATTGACGAGAATCACCGTACTGTCAAAGGTTCGCGTCTTACTGGTAAGGAAACGCTAGCATTTACTATCAAGTGCTAGCTACGGTAGTAGTTGTGCTCCGTCTACTATAAAAATATGTGAGCTACCGAACTGTAATAAGCCTAGACACAGAGAAGACAGCGGTAAATATGACACGGCCCTCGGTGTCCGTAGGTTGGCTACTCCTGCGTGAGTTCAAAGTAGCGTCCTCCTTGAGAAGCCCTGGCTCATGTATTTGAGCTGGGGTTTTTTTATACTGGGGGGACTAGCTTGCACGGCAAAAAGGAGGACTACCATGCCTATGAAGAAGATAAAACTACATTGTTATACCACAGGAAAATCTGCAGACGTTGAGTATTTATCAACCGCAGATATGTACAAGGTGTACATGTACCCTGGAGAAGAAACATATCTACCTTGGGTAGAGTTCTGTAAAGATAAAGACGAAGCATTAGAAGTTGGAAACAGATGGGTAACATCTGAAGGAGATTACTATGCCGAAGAACAGAAAGACTAATGTAGAACTGCAGGAAGAACTAGCTGCTATGAAAACCAGATTAGTAAGTGAAAGAGTTAAGCTTGCAAAGTTTCGCTTGCTTGTATCTGAGATACCTATTGAAAGATATGATCGGGCAGAGTACAGGGAGACAGTTGATTCCCTTTATCAATCAGTTAATCACGAGGAGAATCTAGTATGAGTGATCAGGAAGATAAACATTACAATGAAACTATGCAGGCAGCAGAACATGCTATTGCACAGGACATGGAGCAATATGAACTGGAAGTAGCAAAGGCCTTTGATAGAGGATATAGAAGTGGCTTGCGTGATGGTAAAGAAGAAGGTGTTAAAGCTATCGAAAAACTAATGGAAATGTACAACGAAAATTATGCAAGGTATGAAACAGCACTATCGCAAATAACAAAAGGAGATTGATATGTGGATACAAATACCAGATAAATTTAAAACGGTTGCTACTACAGTAATCGGAGAAATTAAAAAGCTGGATCCTCGTGGGCTCTGGAGTACTAAAGAAAGAGACCCTAAAGATCCTACTAAAACTATAACTATCATGGTCAAGTATGGGCCTACAATTACAATCGAAAACCTGGACCCAAACTTTTCTATTCAAGAAGATGTAATCATTGAAGAAGAAATCGACAAGCATGAAGATCCTGACGAGTTCACTGAGTATGAAGAAATAAGGAAGATGTAGTGAAAATTAAAATCACCATCGAATTTGATACAGACGAAGACACTGAGCTCGCAGAAAAATTAATTAAAGTTATAGAGGAGATAGATAATGCCGTTCGTAAATGAATGGGCAGAACCATACCTGCCTTTGTTTGCAAAACTACATCCTGATCTTGATGAAACCAATCTAAAGCTAGAGATGAATGATGTATTGAATAACATGCGCGATACTCTTGGCGGTTGTAACCCAGAGAGTCTTGAAGCTTACATAGAGAATACTTACATAGCAGCTGCCACTGAAAAAATACGTGGAGAGTTAGATAAGTTAGAAAGAAAAAATAAATTCCCAGAAACAGATATCGCACATTTTGTGTGCCAGTTACAAAAACATATTAAAGAATTGTACAAGGCTGACCAGGATAGAAACTATAAAGAAGCTTGTTTCAAAGCGAAAAAAATATCTAATATCGGAGAAAGATTAAAAGATGAGTACTTGGCTTTATTTAATCGAGAACAATTGAATATCAGAATAGGAAGGAACGAATGAAATATGAAAACAAATTTATAACCAGTCTTGTAAATGAGCTAAGTGCTTGCATGTATGTAGAACACAGTATTGATCTAAACCCTATACTTCAAACTCCAGAAGATATGGTCACAACCTATACTACTCCGTGGGAGTATGGTTATACAGATACATATTTAAATTATCCAAAAGATAAAGCACGGCTTACTATTTTACATAAAATAGCTACATCTTATCAGTATGAAGTAGCTGTATTACCTGATTATGCAGAAAAATTAAGAGAACCTGCTCCTTCACAGAATTTATACGATATAAAAATTCCATTTAGAGTAGCGTTCTTGGCTGCAAACTTTCAATGCATTAATGAAGACATGGATCTTATGATAATTAATGACAGAATATTTAAACGTGGGCCTTCTTCAGCACGAACAATTAGACGTTGGTGCGGACTTAATACCCATAAACAATTGGAGAAAAAAATAGAAAATGCAATATTAGATGACCCATATAAAAGATACTACACAATAACCATGAACTCTGTACAAAAGGAGACAGTCATATGAGAGAAATAAAACCCTCGCTGTTATACAAAGAGATAACAGCCAATGCAAAAGCTGATATACCTACTATGATCTGGGGTGGGCCCGGTCTAGGTAAATCACAGATCGTATATCAAACTGCACATGCCCGTGATTCAAAGCTCTTTGAGTTACGTGCAAATCTGTTTGACCCAGTCGATGTACGTGGTGGCCTTAAAGTTGTAGAGCAGGCAGACGGTACATATCGTACTCGATACGGTATTCCGGAAGATTATCCTGATGCAAGTTATCAAGGATCAGTGACCCTGTTTATTGACGAGTTGCCCGTTGCACCTAAAGCAACACAGAATGCCTTGTTGCAATTGATACTCGACAAGAAGATTGGTACTTATACACTTCCACCGTATACAACAATCATTGCAGCTGGTAACAGATCAAAAGATAGAGCAGCTGTGCACGAGATGCCAACACCAGTTAAGTCTCGGTTTGCGCATTACACAGTTGAACCTAACGTAGATGACTGGTGTGTATGGGCTATGCAAAATGATATCAGCCCAATGATAACTAGCTTTATACGTTATCGACCGCAACTACTTCATGCTATGGACGCAAAACAAAATGCATTTCCAACTCCTCGTGGTTGGGAAATGGTTGACAAAAAGCTTCCTCATATGGGTAGTTCAAACGATGAACAGTTCTATGGTGTTGCATCTATCATTGGTGATGGACCAGCAGGTGAGTTCATTGCACATAAAACAATGTTCAATAGTCTGCCTGACATTGACAAGATAATTAAAACACCACACCTGGTCGATGTACCTGACGATACTTCAGTAATGTTTGCAATCTCTGGTGCACTAGCTGCACGAGTTGATAGTACAACATTCAAGAACATTGTTAAGTATATGAGAAAGTTAAATCCTGAGTATCAGGTTTACTTTATGAAAGACAGTCTTGCAAAAGACCGAGCACTTCAAAACCATGAAGCATGTCAGGAATGGATTCAAGACAATGCTTCAGTAGTAATATAAGGAGAATAAACAATGGCACATGTACGTATGTCACAAGATCTACGAGCTACCATAGTAAAAAATGCAGAAGAACAGTTTGAAAAAAGTCATATCAAACCTACTAAAGACCCAAAACTTTCTAATGCAGTAAGACAAGCTGTTATGGAATCACCATTCCAGCAAGCAGTTAAAAGTCTTGTTAATCATGACTACTTCAGAAAATACATTCAGTTATCCAATAACTCAGCAAAATTAACATCAGATAGATGGACTGATGCTACTGATTCAGCTGATGTAAAAGAGTTTCTAAACGGTTTTCGATATCTGGGAGAAGACCACAATGTAACAAAACGTATTGAGATGAAATTCAAATCAAACGTTGAACCTGGATATCGTGAGTTTACCGTGGAACTCGATCCATATATCAACTTGCCTTATCTTACTTCAAGTTATAATGGTGGCGCTAATATACACGAAGATGACTTAAGTTCAAAAGCAAGAGAAGAACTTAATCCTTTGTTAAACAATGCTTACGATTCCCTTGCAAACTGGGATAAGAAAAAAACTAACCTTAATGTTCAAATGAAGACCTTGTTAAACAGAGTTAATACCCTAAAACAATTTCTTGATGTGTATCCTGCAGGTGAGTCTTTAGTTCCACCAGAATTAATTGCAAAAATGCATGAGAAAACTACAAGAAAAATACAAGCTGAACAAATCAAACAGGAAATCGGTTTTGATTTAGATGAGCACAATCAAACAGCCCTTATATCATCACTACTAGAGGATTAATTATGACTGTTATCGGGCCTCAACGAAAACAAAATCAGGTGAGTGATCCCAAAGAAAGAGACTTATATGAACAAGAAGCAAACAAACTAATAATAAAAGCAAAGTCTTCTTTACTACTTAAAGAACCTTTCTACGGTACTCTTGCTTTAAAACTAAACTACAAACCAACTTGGGATGAAGAGACTGCAGCTACTAATGGTGTAGACCTCATATACAATCCCAGGTTTATTTGTAAACAAACACCGCAAGAAACCCGTGGTCTTCTTGCACATGAACTACTTCACATTGTATTCAGTCACCAAGCAAGGAGACAGGAACGTGAATATCAAAGATGGAATGCTGCATGTGACTATGCAATCAATCTACATCTTTTAGATCATGGACATATACTTCCTCAAAATGCACTTAAAGCAGAAGAGTTCAAAAATATGTCAGCAGAAGCTATTTACAATCAGTTGCCTCCTGAACAGGAAGGTCCAACATGGGGCTTTGTAATGGACAATGTATCTGCAAACACAGAGGCTGAGTGGCAGGTAGCAATCAACCAAGCGTTGTCCATTGCAAAAGCACAAGGTAAATTGCCCGGGCATCTTGAAGAACTGGTAAAGGATGTAGTTAATCCTCTTATTGACTGGAAAGATTTACTCTGGAGTTTCTTCAAGTCTGTAGCCAGCGATGACTACACTTGGAAGAAACCAAACCGTGCTTACCTAAGTGAAGACGAGTACTTGCCTTCATTCAACTCTGATGCAATTGGATCCGTAGCAGTAATTAAAGACTCGTCCGGGTCTGTAAGTGTTGAAGAGTTTACCCAGTTCTGGGGAGAAACATGTGCCGTAGCTCGTGAGACTATGCCACAAAGACTAATACTTATGCAGTGTGATACAGAAGTACAAGATGTAAAAATATTTGAAGACTATGAAGATATAGAAGAAACAGAATGTGTAATCAAAGGAAGAGGCGGTACCAGCTTTCATCCTGCAATTACAAAAGTTGTTGAAGAGTTTCCCGATGTAGAAGTAATTATATATTTAACTGACTTGGGGTCTGATGAGTTCGGTGAAGAACCAGAAATACCAGTCTTATGGATATCTACTGTACGGAATGAAGAAGCACCATGGGGTGAAACAGTATATTTATTACCAGAAAACAAGGATGAACAATGAAAAATATACCAGCAAAAATTGCTTTAACTCTTGTTGCAATTATTAGTTTGACTATGGCTTTGGAAGCAATAACTATTGGTGTTCAAGGCATTATCTCTATGATTGCAATTGCATTTATTATTTATCTTTCATGGGGAAAACTAAGTGAAACATCTTCTGTTCAAAGTAAGTAAAACTTTATTTTTTGTATTACAAATCCTAAAAATTATTTCATTAATTGATTCACTAAGGAGAAAAAATAATGATGATCGCAGGTATAACCGCAGCCGCAGGGTTACTGTTTCTAGTACTAAAACTAGGTCCAAGAAAAGTAATAAGTTACGACATCCCGATTGACATAGCTATTACTGCATTTCTTATGTGGTCTCTTGCAGGCACATATTCAGGTATGATGGCTGCTCTTGTAGGTGGTCTTATTGTATCTATTATTTTATTTGTTATGAAGAAAACAATGGTACGAGAAGAACTTAGGCTTAATAACAGAAAGATAAAAGTAGCTAAGTTTATAGAACTACCTGTTCCATATTTTGAATGGATAGAGATAGATCCTAGAACGTAGCCCGTGTATAATAGTTGTTCTCAACGAACAATGATAAACGAAAAAAGAGTAATGAATTATGTTGAAAGCTTTTGCACATCAAAAGGCTACTACTGCCTTTATTCAAAAAAATCCCAAATGCTTGATAACTTCAGACCCGGGCACTGGTAAAACCAGAAGTGTCCTTGATGCTTATGTCCAAGGTAAAGAAGATAAAGGTCGCTTGCTTGTACTTGCGCCTCTATCAATACTTCAAGCTTCATGGGGGGAAGACATACTAAAGTTTACCAATGGCTTACAGTATGAAATTGCCTATGCACGTAATCGTCAGAAAGCATTTGAGTCAGATACACCTGTTGTAATTACAAACCATGATGCGGTTAAGTGGTTACTTAAAAACCAGGTGCACCTTAAGGATTTCAATACTATATGCATTGACGAATTTACTGCATTTAAAAACAAGGATAGTCAACGCAGTAAAGCACTTGCAAAAATTGTATCCAACTTCAAATACCGTATTGGTATGTCGGGTACACCTAACAGCAATACAATACTTGACCTATGGCATCCGTGCTATGTAATTGACGATGGTAAAAGACTTGGCCCCAAGTTCTATACATTCAGGTCTAACGTATGCACATCCAGATACAATGGCTTTGCTAACGAATGGGTTGATAAATCGAATGCAGAAACCCTGGTTGCTGCTGCAATTAAAGATATTAACATACGGTATAAGCTTGAAGAATGTATTGACATGCCAGCTACATCCAGAAGGTTTGTGTATACAACTTTACATAAAGATGTGCAGCTTGAGTACGATACCTTTGAAGAAGAGTCTGTACTGTATACAGAAGAATCAACTATTAACGCAGTACATGCAGGCGCTAAAGTTAAAAAGCTGCTGCAGTTATGTACCGGTGCAATCTACGATGAGTTCGGTAATGTCGTAAAAATACATAAAGAAAGATATGACATGGTTATGTCCTTGATCGTAGAGCGTAGACATTCACTCGTTGCTTTCAACTGGAGACATGAAAGAGAACAGCTTGTAGCTCTGGCAGAAAAACAAAAAATAAAATATGCAGTAATTGATGGCCAGACTCCATCTAACAAACGTGCAGATATTGTAGAGAGATTCCAGGCTGGGCAATTGCAATGTATCTTTGCGCATCCACAGTCTACAAGCCACGGCTTAACTCTTACAAAAGCTAACACAGTTATATGGTCATCACCTACGTACAACGCTGAACACTTCCAGCAATTCAATAGAAGAATATATCGGGCAGGGCAAACTAAAAGAACTGAGGTGATATGCATTGCTGCCCGTCATACATGGGAAACAGAAGTGTATAAAAAACTAGAAAAGAAATTAACAAGGATGGAAGACTTGTTAGGCACTTTAAATACTTTGAGGAAAAAACATGGACGACCTACTAAACAAATACAAACAATTTAATATAGACAATTTGATTAGACAAAAACTAGAACATAGACATGAAACAGAACTATTAAATAAACAACTAAAAGAGATTAAAGAAAAAGACCGGCTACTGGATTCAGTGCTGATTGAAAAGATGGATGCACAAGGACTAACCCGGACTGCAAACGATATGTCATCTGTAACCATTAAAGAAGAATCAGTACCCGAAGTAGAAGACTGGGGTGTTCTTCATGAACATATACAGAAAACTGGTGAATTTTCTTTATTACACAGAAGAGTTAGTTCAGCTGCTTGGAATGAATCAGTCAAAATAAAAGACGTTCCCGGTGTAAAAGCCACTCAACTTCGCAAAGTTAACTTACGTAAACTATAAGGATAATGATATATGGCAAATGAAATAGCATTAGCTACTGACAAAATGCCTGCGCATGTTAAACAAAGTGCAGGTCGTGGTAACGAAAATGTGTCTAGTGATAGCATGACAATACCACGTATTAAACTACTACAGAAAATGTCTCCTGAAGTAGATAAGCATCATGCAAACTTTATTGAAGGTGCTGACCCGGGTGACTTCTTGAATAGTTTGACTAATGAAAACTATGGATCTGACCTCTATACAATCAGTGTCACTTTCAAAGATGACCATGTTGTATGGAAAAAGCGAGAAGCTGGCGGTGGTTTTCTAGGTACTTATCGCAGTGCAGCAGAAGCTGAAACTGCTATAAAAGAGCAGGATAAACCCGATGAGTATGACATTGTGCAAACTCATTCACATGTTTTGCTTTTAAAAGATCCTAAAACCGGTGTACTATCAATGCCTGTAATAATGGATTTTGCAAGTTCTAAGCTACGTGTATCACGAAGCTGGAACTCTCAAATCAATATTAAAGGAGGAGATAGGTTCTCTGGTTTATGGAAACTGTCTGCAGTTGCAACCCAGAATCGTTCTGGTCAACAGTTCATGAACTTGGATGTATCGTTTGAAGGCTGGGCACAGGATGCCGACTACAAACTAGCTGAAGAGTTTTATGAAAAAATGAAGGATGTAACTATAGAAGCTTAGTCTCGCAGGGGGCCTCAGTTTGTTCCAACCCCGACCCCGTATCTCATCAAACTGGGGCTCCTCTTTTAATTTAGTTAACAAGGGTATACACTATGGATATAATTTTCCTCCCCCTGTTTCCCAACAGGACTTAAGCCAAACTCTAGTAGTTTGGCTTCTTTTTCTAAGGGGCGATGCATATCTCCGAGGTTCTAACAACACCTCAAAAAACACCATGTCAGAGCCGTGTGGTTACACTATTCTCATTTTATACAGATGCCCCTAAAGATTCATCGTCTGTATAAACTGTAAAGCGATTTTGCATCGGTTAAAAAAAGTGATATTGCAAAGAATAGTAGGCTCACCATTAAAAGGAGTAAGAAAATGGAAAAGAAATTTAAAATAGTAGCCTCAGTGATAATGATACAGTGGAATGATAATCCTAATCTACAAATCTGTTGGAATGATATGCCAAAAGGGTTAGATCAGGATTTTCAAGACTGGCTCTCTACGGTAGAGAGAGAAAGGAACCTAGCGGAGGCTGGATAATTAAAGGAGAATGAAGAATGGGACTAGATCAATATGCAGGATGGTTAATCGTTAAACCAAAAAACAAAGATGAAAAAGTTATAGATATAAATACATATGAAGCAGACAAAGAAGATCCATATTGGGATTGTGAACAAGAAATGGTATTCGAGTGGCGCAAACATGCACGACTACATGAATACATGCGACAGCTTTGGCATCACAGACTTAATGTTAAAGCTCCTTATGGAGTAATGGCAGATGATTTTAACTGCCAGAAATTATTTTTGGATTGGGAAGACATAAATATATTACAACGTACTATACAAACTGAAAAGTTACCCGTTTGTAATGATGGTTTCTTTTGGGGGCAACAGTTCCAAGAACAAAGCGTAAAAGATTATTACGAACAGGACTTTGAGTTTACACAAAAAGCATTTGAATGGTTAAAAGAAGATAAAAAAGTATGGTATGAATGCTGGTGGTAGCCATGACTTGTAGACGCCATCGAAAAATTAAAACTTTAAAACCAGGTGTAGATAAACATATACCTATAAATCTAGGTGAACAAGGTGGACGGCCACATAAAAAGTTTACTATATCTTTTACATTCATAACGGGGCTTGCTGCATTAGCAAGCCTCATCTTGTATTTACTGAGGGGTTAACAATGACTGACGAAGAAATATTACCGACAAGTTTTGATGAATTATCAGATGACCAAAAAAATACATTGTACATACGTTGGGCCAGAGAGCATGTACAACATGAACATATTATGGATTTTTTTAGTTACGATGAAAAATTCAAAAAACACTTACATAACATGCTAAGACTCTGTTCTGCTGTTTATCCATACAATGATTCTTTTTTTACAGATATAGGTATGACTATGTATTACAACTTTATAGATACTATCAAACCTCATGTCCGTGAAAAGTTTGAAACAGAAACAGATTTTGCTATGGCAGCAATGCCAGACACAGTTGACCAGGAAGTTGATGAATATTTCCAAAAGCAAATAGATAAACCAAAGTGCGAGATATAATATGACAGTAGATCTTGATAAGCTAAGTGTATTAGTTCTTGATTTTGAAACCTACTTCGATCCTCATTATTCTCTGAAAAAACTTACGACTGCAGAATATGTTAACGGAGATCAGTTTAAAGTATGGGGGCTGGGGGTTCGTTTCTTTTCAGAACAGGAAGCAGATTGGCTAAATGAAAATGATATAGAAGCTTTTTTGCAAGATGTTGACTGGGATAACACAGCTGTAGTTTGTCATAATGCTTTATTTGACGGCTATATTCTAACTCAATACTACAACGTACACCCTGCTTTTTACTATGATACTGCAGCTATGGCTCGCGGCATTGACCCAATGCAATCAGCAAAGCTGTCTGAAGTATGTAAAAGGTTATGGCCTGACGATGAACAGATGCGTAAAGGAGATGAGCTAGTATCAGCAAAAGGTATTGTAGACTTACCTCCGGATATTGAAGACCAGATTGCAGGTTACTGCAAACAGGACGTAGACCTTACTCACAGTATCTATAATAAATTGAAGTCTAAGATCCCGGATACAGAGTTGCATATTATTGACCTTACAACCAAGATGTTTGTTGAGCCTAAGCTGACCGTAGACCGTGAACTCTTAACCAAATATCGTGACCGCATAACACAGGAAAGTAAAGAAAAAATAGAAGCTTGCGGAATAGATAAAAAAGTTTTGTCCAGTAATCAACAGTTTAGCGCCTATCTTGAATCAATAGGTATTAATCCACCTATGAAGACCAGCCCTACTACCGGCAATAAAATACCCGCACTTGGGAAAAATGATGCCGGTTACAAACAAATGGTTAGAAAGTATCCAGAACATAAAAATTTATGGGAAGCACGGATAGCAGTTAAATCAAGAATTGAAGAAACCAGGGCCCAGAGGTTTTTAAATGTTATCAACAAGGATGGGTCCATAAGTGTCCCATTAAGATATTATGCGGCACATACAGGCAGATTCGGTGGCACTGACAAACTTAATATGCAAAACCTACCCAGGGGTTCTGAGTTACGTAAAGCATTACAAGCACCCGAAGGGCATCTAGTATACGTTGCTGACTTATCAAATATTGAAGCCCGTGTCCTGGCGTGGATTTCAAATCAAACAGACTTACTACAAGAATTTGCTAACGGAGAAGATATATACAGTAACTTTGCTTCTAAAATATACAAGAAACCTATAAACAAGGACGACAACCCAGTAGAGAGGTTTGTAGGCAAGACTGCAATACTTGGCCTTGGGTATGGTATGGGTTACAAAAAGTTCGCTTTCACGCTTAGAAATGGACTGGCTGGCCCAGAAGTAGATATATCAGATGAAGATGCATTAGATGTAGTAAATACATACCGAGGAAACTATCCGGATATAGCTAACTTCTGGAAAAAATGCGAATACTTAATCACTTGTTCCCTTCAAAAAAACTCTGAAGGACTAACATATGGACCGTTGACAGTTGCTGATAGAGCATTAATGCTGCCAAATGGTATGTACCTAAAATACCCCGGTTTAATCAAACGAGGTAACGGATATTTTGAAGGGTCTGATTTTGTATACTTCAACCAGAAACAACAAGTTAAACTTTATGGCGGAAAAATAGCAGAAAATATTGTACAAGCTTTAGCACGTATAATTATTACTGATTCCATAAATAAAGTGCATAATTATTTACAAAATACTAACGGTGGATCTGTAGTTTTAACAGTACACGATGAGATAATAGCTGTTGCTACAGAGAAAGATTCATGTAATATTATGGACAATATAATATTTACAATGACACAACCACCGGTATGGTGTAAAGAACTACCATTATCAGCTGAAGGTGGGTATGACAAAGCATATACAAAATGAGCAAACTCGTACTTACCCGCAAAGAAAATACTAATAATAAAGACAGCGCTATTGTAGTTCACAGAGAAGGAAATATCTTCCTTACAATAACAGTCATTAAAATAAATGGGAAACAAGTCAGACTAAGTCTAGAATCTGAAGACAAATCAGTTTCAATAGACAGAAAAGAAGTATTTCAAAGGAAGTACGATGGAGAGGAATGATGGAAATAGTTTTTCTAGAAGCAGCTAGTGCTTTACGTTTAACAAAAAGAATCTCAAGTAAGGAAACTCAACCTTACCCCCACGTAAAAAAAGTCAATTCACACCATTACCAAATAGAAAAAACCAATAAAGGTTTAAAACAATTTGAATCTCTAATCCGTACTCACTCCTCTAAAGGTGATTGTTTATTAAAAGGACCCCTAAAGAAACAATTACATAACCAAAGTAGAGCAGGACAAGGAGATAAAAATGCATTCTGTGAGTACATTGTATTTGATGTTGACAACATTCGCATTCCTGGCTTCGTATCTAAGTCAACTCTAACCAACTTAGACGTAGGCCGTATTGCGGAAACAATTATTACCAGCTTACCTAAAGTATTTCATAACGTAAGCTACATAGCACAGGCCTCATCAAGCCTTGGTTTAAAAAGTGACCGTGTATCGTTGCACATATTCATGCTACTTGAGATACCACTACCGGTACCATCAATCAAGTTATGGCTTAAACACGTTAACTACACAAACGATTTATTTAAAACACAACTAGAACTAAGCAGTAACGGACAATCACTCAAGTATCCACTCGATCCTTCAGTTGCAGACAATACTAAAATTATTTTTATTGCTGCTCCTGACTTTGTAGATACTTCTATAGACCCGTTTAACTCTGCAAAAGAACGAATCATATTTACAAAAAGAGAAAAAGCCACAGTAGATTTGGCTACTCTTATGTACGAAGTAAATCCTGAAAAGAATTTTGCAGCAGAAATATCTATTAAAGATGAGCTGCGCAAGAAAGCAGGATTACAGAAACGATCTGCTAAAGTACACACTGCGACAATAAATAACCAAGCTACAGAAGTTCTGGTAAACCCGGACAAGATGTCTATAACAATTGTAGATGAGAGCTCTGCTCCATTTATACGTTGTAATATAAACGGAGGGGACAGCAATGCATATTATTTCCACCTTGAAGACCCGACTTACATGTTTAATTTCAAAGACGAACCAATATTTGAAATCGCTAAAGCTGACAAAGACTTCTATTTATCAATATTTGATAGGTTTACCGAAACAGATATTGCAGGAAATAAAGCAACGCAACCCGTGGTACTTAGGGACTTTTATACTGATACTTATTATAACGGTGTATTTGATCCTAACCTAAATCAATTCAGTGATGACTACCCGTTAACCCCTACCAATAAAACAAGTATTGAAGGGTTTATGCGCAGCCACGGTAGAACTCAACCAGATTTTATACCAGACGCACAGGTTGTATTTGAACCTATGAGTTCTAAAACAGCTGTCAATCTGGATAAAACTCCTTTCTATGTGAACATGTACCGTAGATCACAGTACATGCTTAATGAAAACATGATAGGAGAACCACTTGAATATGGTACAGGAGTAAATCTTAAGGGTATGTGTCCCATGATCTACGGTCTAATTAAACATATTCTGGGCGGTAAAGACCCTGAAACGGAACACTTTCTAAACTGGCTTGCTTATATTTACCAGAATAAAACCAAAAGCATGACAGCTTGGATACTTACAGGTATACCCGGGACAGGTAAAGGTGTATTTATCAACAGAGTATTAAAACCCCTGTTTGGTAATGAACACGTACCAATGAAAAATCTAGAAAATATCGAAGAACAATTTAACTTATATATGAGATCAGCGCTGTTCTTAATCATTGATGAATTTAGAATGACAGATGCTAACGGAGGTAGTCTCCGTATGGCAGATAAACTAAAGAATCAGATTACCGAACCTACTTTAACTATCCGTGGGATGCGTAGTAATCAAATTGAATTACCCAGCTATACAAACTTTATCTTTCTTACCAATAGGTCAGATGCAGTAAAAATAGAAACAGGTGATAGACGATACAACGTAGGCCCCAGGCAGGAGGTTAAATTAGAAGATGCCCATCCAGAAATAGTAGAAAACATAGACACAATACACGAAGAATTAAGTACTTTTGCCGGGGCGCTATCTCAATACAAAGTTAGCAAACGTATGGCACGGATCTGCATGAACAATGAAGCTAAGATAACAATGCGCAATGTAACGATGTCAGTATTCGAAGAGTTTTGTGAAGCTATTAAAGTTGGTAACTTAATGTTTTTTATGGATGTTTTAGACATATCTTTAGATAATGCATTTAATGCAAATACTATTATGTCATCACAGCGGTTCGTAAAAACATGGATCGCAGACGCAGCCCAGGACCAGTATTCAATAGTTCCGCTTGAGCATCTACGTACCGTGTACCATACACAGACAGAACAAACCCCGCCAATAGCAATTAAACAATTTAGAAAAATGACAGATAGAAATGGATTACAAATTGAAAGGAAACGCCCGGCTCGAGATCAATCAGCTAATCCCATACGTGGGGTATTGATAAGGTGGGAAGTTGACAGTGTTCAATTAAAGGATATAATGGCTCAATATTTCGATACAAGAGACAATGTCTTAATTGATCAAGTTAACGCAGGAAGCGAGACCGGACAAGGATAAGCCACTTAAAAAACCAGATACATTTGGTTTAGTTCCCGCGTGGTCGTATTCAACTCTTAAAACATTTGAAGAATGCCCTTACCGCATATACATATCTAAAGTACGTAAAGTACGAGAACCTTCCGGACCAGCAGCTGAACGTGGTTCAAAAATACACCAAGAAGCAGAAGACTTTGTTAATGGTAAATTGACGGAGTTCCCAGGTAGCCTAGTTAAATTTGAAGATGAGTTCCATCAACTTAAAAAACTTTATATAGACGGGCAAGTAGAACTTGAAGGCGAATGGGCATTTACTGTCGATTGGGGGCAAACAAAATGGATGAGCACAGACTGCTGGGCCCGAGTAAAACTTGATGCTTACATACAAGAAGGCCAGACTTCAGCCCGTGTTATTGATTATAAAACAGGCAAAAAAATAGGTAACGAAATACCTCACTCCCAACAATGCTTGCTGTATGCACTTGCAGCATTTATGCGTAGCCCTGAATTAGAGTACGTAAGTTCTGAACTTTGGTATTTAGACCATGGTGAAACAACAACTGTACCGTATACCCGGGAGGAGGCTTTAATGTTTCTCCCAGGGATACACGAACGTGCTATTAAAATGACAACATGCGATGACTTTGCACCTAATCCAAGTAAAAACAATTGTAAATGGTGCAGCTATAAAAAAGGTGATGAGCCTGATTGTCAATGGGGCGTTTAAATGAACGAGCACAGTTATGTAAAAGCTGTGCACAAAGCCCTATCTCCTGAAGTATTTAAATGGAAAATACACGACACCTATGCAGGTGGTGTGCCTGATGCATTTTACTCTGGCCCGAAAGCGTTTATATGGGCTGAGTATAAATATATTAAAAAGCTCCCGGTCCAGGGGACTTCAATACTTAAAAACACAGTGTCACCTTTACAAAAGTCATGGTTGAATCGGGCCGTAGACCATGGACAACGGGTCATGGTCATATACGGACATGAAGATAAAGCATTAATACTTGAAAATAAAGAATGGAATGCTGCAGCTTTAACTAAAGATCAATTTATAGAAAAATGTATATCAAGAAAAGAATTTGTTAAACGGTTAGAAACTATTTGTTTAAATGTCCCAGGGCTCCCACCAGATTAATAACCCTACTAAATACCCGCATATACACATTAAAAGCACTAATATTATTATAATAATATTAATACTATTAAAAAATTTTTTCATTTCTTACGATAACGTCTGGTTTTTTTAGCTATTTTTTTCGGTTGCTTGCTATGCTGTTTGCCTTTTTTTGTATCTTCTCTTTTTTTCCTAGTTGTTGCAGCATATTCTTTAGCAGATAAATTTTTTATAGCTTTTTCAGGTAAATATCTTTCACCTGTTTCAGATGATTTTTTACCAGATTTAGTACGCCATTTTTGTTTAGTCCATTTCTTAAGACTTTTTTGTGATTTTGCTAGAGCCATTATCAGGTTTTCTTTTTCATACCGTTAGTATGTACTTTTTGCACTGGAAAATTTGCAGTTAAACTAGCACCTTTATGTTTTTTAAAAGTCCCAGTATGTTTCATTAATTTAAAAGAACCATTTTTTTGTTTCATCCAATGAAAACCTTTTGGTGCATTTACTTTCATTTATAGCCTCCTCCAGCTTTTTTATACTGCTGCGCAAGCATCTGCGCTTTTCTAGCTGACCATTGCCCCGGATTACCGCCTTTAGACCCTGCTTTTATTTTCTCAAATAAACGCTTTCTCATACCCGGTTTAGTGTAATTACCTGCCTTATTTACCGTGCTTTTAGACTTAGTTTTTTTTGTTGATGTTCTTTTATTTACCATTATTTCCTACTCATCCATGCTGTTACGCCCATATAAGCTCCAACTACACCTGCCTGAGCAATGTAAAATAAACCAAGGATATCTCCTAATGCAGTAACTCGGCTTTCTGAAACTATTGGAACAAAAAGAAAGGCACTAAAAACTATCATAGAAATCATAGCTACCCATGCCATGTTTTTCTGGGCTTCTGATTTTTCTTCACGTAATTCAAGCTCTATGAGCTCATAACTACGTTTCATTTCTTCATCAGACACCGTACCATCGTGGTTAATATCATATTTTTCGTAGATAGATCCGGGGTCTAAATTTTTAGGAGTCATACTACCTCCATACTTTAACTCTATCCGGGTTCACCATAACTGGAGTACAGGTTGCACCTACCTCCGGTTGATTATATTTTCTACTTAAATGATAGTTTTGTCTACGTAAACTTTTAGCAAAATACTGGCATCTATCAATAGATTCCCAGTAAAACTTATCCGGTTGCGGTGCACCATCAAGGAATGTAGTCAACATAAAAACCAATATCACTCACCGCCACCCAATGATATTATCCAAATAAATCCAATAATTATTCCTACAATCGCAATTATTCCTATCATTCCAATAATAAAATCAAATATCTTCTGTTTGAGCACAATGCGGTCATGAATAGCCTTTGCCCGTTTCTCACGGATTTCTTTCTCTAGGCGTTGTAAGTTATCCCATTCGTCTTTGCCCCACTGCCACATGATGAGCTCACGCAACTGTGCCCTCTGGTCACGCATCTTTTTCTGAGCAATCATGGCATCCAGAGCTTCACTTTCGATAGACTTAGAATTAGTTAACTTCTTGAAAAATGGAGGGTTTTCTGCTCGTTCTCGAGCTTTGTTTATATCTGAACAACACTCAAACCAACGGCTTATGTGACCCATACAGTCTTCAATTTCACGCCCGCTTTGCACAAGCTTTGAAACTTGACTGACTGCTTTACCAGCTAAAGTTATTGCAGCTGTAACTGTTAATGGATCCGGCATACTTAACGCACCACATATAACGAATCCATTCTATTAAAAGATAATTACGTTTATCTCTATGATTTAGGGTATTTATCCTTCACTTCTTTAATTTTTGCTTTCCAGCCATCTATACCGTTGTGATAAAGTTCATCTAATTGATCTACGATAGATGGGTATTCTTTTTTTCGTTTTTGAAAATAAGAAAAAACATTAACTTTTTTTTCAAACTTAGAAGGCCCAATTAATTGAACCCAAAAACTATCAGGTTTTGAAGTATCTATAACAATATTATCTGTTTGTTTAACATTGTTTACTTCAGCATAACAATCTGCAGGTATTGCAGCTTGTACAGTATCCCCAACAGAAACAATATCTGGTAAATCTAAAGAAACTTCTGTTCTAGTTACAACAGTATTAGAAGCTTTATTATACCAAATAGAAGATGGATCTACTGTTTCAGTTAATTCTTTTGCTAATGGATAATCTGACAAATTACCATATGCAGTATCTCTTATCTGTAAGCATTGTCCTGTATCTACATCAAACACTGCAATAATCATCTTTTTACTGCTACTCTAAGTGATTTAACTTGTATTATATTACAATCTGCTGTGTAAGCACCTATACCACTAGTAGTTTGTACTCTAACAGGTGTAGCTGATAATCTTATTTTAGTCCTATAAGTAGCTGCTGTTTTATAAGTCATAGAAAAAGGAACACAAATAAAATTAGTACCGCTATCAGTTTCTGTACCAGAAATTTGTTCGACTTTTAAACTAGACCCAGATCCTTCATCAACATAAAGTTTTAAAATAACACCTGAATCACCTTCATCGCTATTATCATCTCTAGCAGAATGATAACCGGTAACAGTTATTAAAATTGGAGCGGTTATACTAGAATCACCAGTAGAAACAACAAAACTTGTTTCGTTAAAAACATCTTGTTCTCCACTAGCTTTTAATACAGCTTTATCTGAATAGGTATCAAAATCAGGAACAGTAACAGCATTACCATCAATTGATAAAGTACCAACTGCTGCAGTACCTATTTTTGCATTTGTAATAGCTGCAGCATTTATTTTAGCAGTAGTAATAGCAGCAGCAGCTATTTTAGCAGTAGTAATATTACCATCAGCTATATCTGCAGATTCTATTGCAGCACTTTGAAACATTCCTTTATCTGCTGTTATAGCCCCAGCTTTTAATTTGGGTGTAGTTATAGCGTCTTCTGATATATCTGTTTCCTGTATACGTACAGTAGAAGCTATTGTTCCATTTGTAGAATTAAAAGGCCCGGCAACTCCTTCTTCACTAACAAAACGTATCCAATAAAAATAAGCTTCGCCAGCTGCAACAGCTGCATCAGTAGATACCATAGATCCAGAAGTACCTATAGAAGTAGCATTACCTATGGCATCAGCAGATTCAGCACAACCTGCCGACACATTGCCTACAATGCTACTGCTACATGCTATTTGAGTAACTGTTTTAAACAACCCATCCCCAGATGTAGATGAAAATTCTTTAGTAGCGCCTGCAGTTGGGCCAGCTACAGGTCCACTATTAACAGAAGACCCACTTGCATTAGTACCTGTAACAGTAAAATTTCTACCAGACTCATCACTACCTAAAGAAGTAATAGTTACTTTAGTAGGGGCATTAAATGTAATAGTAGAATTTTGAATTGTTCCATTAGTAGCATCTTGAGTTGAAAGAACTCCAGTAAAACTTAAATTACCAGCACTACCTAAAGTTTGAGACTCAGCAATTCCATCAGGATCTGCTGCTTGGGCATTTTGTCTAAATACTTCTGTATAAGAATGATTAGAATAAATAAAGTTAGGGTCTGACCAGTTTAAAACTACATTTTTAAAAGCCCCACTAACTGTAAAACCTGAAGGAGTAGGTGGGGTAAGTAAATGTGGTCCGTTTATAGAAGAAATACCTACATGTGTTTCACTAGACTTATTAGGATTAAAAGGAGCTGACTTAAGTTCTTTTGCTAAACCTGAATCAATCAATTCTCTTAAAGTTATAGCCCGATCACGTTGGTCTCCTCTTCGACCTAACCTTATTTCAAGAGCTTCACCTAAAGCTTTTAAGTATGCTTTAAGATCAGGAGATGCATTAGATGGAATTGCAGGAAGCCCAGGAACTTTAGTAGGAGTCGAAGCCATTTAAGTCGCCTTTATTTCATCAATACTTTGCGCAATACATACATCATTAATTGTTTGTTTAGTTTCAATTTGTACTTCCCACTCTTGGGCTATAGTAGCAGGAAGCCGCATTATAGGCTCTTGTAAATATGCTTTGGTAGATATACCGCTAGGTACAGTTGTAGTTTGTTGAAGAAGATTTCCGCTAGTTAATGTTTGAGAATCATTACCATCATTAGTTATAGTAACAGCGGTATTTGCAAATGCATTATCCCTGGTAGAAGCTAATTTAATAGTGCTAGAAGAAACAACAATAACAAAAAGTTCATCTCCATCAGATACAGCGCCTGTACTTAATGTTAAAGCAGTTCCTCCTCCTTCAGCATTATAAGTAACAGAAGCTCCGGTTTCAAAACCATGAGCAGCTATAGTAATAACATCAGTAGATTCGTTAACTGCGCTTTCGGCTATAGTTTCTTTGTAAAGAACAAGAGAATAGTTAGATATTAACGTACCATCTCCAAAAACCTTAACAACTACTGGGTTTGTTGCAAAAGAGTCAGCATCAACAGATACATAACTCATACTCATAGGAGCTGGAGTAACAAACTTACCTGATTTATAAGTTAAAGTTTGAGTAGTATCGCCTTCTCTATATTTATGTATAGCTGAACCTACTATTAAATATAAATCTCCATTAGTAAGATCTTCATACCCCCCACGTACTGCAGAAGCAGAAGACAAAGTAGTAAACATATTTTCTTGCCCTTTGGGATCATACACCCAACCAGTAGAACTACTTAAATCAAATGCAACATAAGTTTCTTTATATCTAAAAGCGGATATAGCAGCGGGTCTAAAAGTACCTGCAGCATCTTTCCATTGTTCAGGAGATATAACACCTTTAGATACTATTTGAACTTCGTTGCCCGATATAGCAACAAGTCCATCGGGCCCTGCATATAATACATAATCACCCATATCAACAATAGAATTTTTGTTTAAACAAGCTTGGGCGCTATCTAATTTAATTGCAGTCATTGACCCCGGATCAGTGCCACCTACAAAATAAGGCGAACCTTCTGTCATTACTGCTATACCATTAGTAGTAACCCCAAGCCCTACAATATTTCTATCTAAAGTTAATCTGTAATCTGCAGGCCATGCATGAGGTAAAAAAGGTTCACTAAAACAAAGCATTCTACCAGAAAAGCCAGCAAAAACACCGTTTGCTATAAAAGTTAAACCTAACATTTGCCCATCAGGATAATCAGAAGAATTATCATCCGGAGGACCTATCCATGTTGTACTAGGTAAAATTTCACCTAAAGCATCAGCATCTGCAGTATCTGTAGTAGTAGTACCACTACTAATGTCTTTTACAAATTGAAACTCGGTATTAGTAGAGCCAGTATTTGATCTATAAATTCTTCTTTTAAGCCCAGTAGTATAATAATTAATACTGCCCCCACCTGGATGAGTAGGAAGAGTATCATCAATAGCAGATAAATTTGCAGTTTGCCCATTTGCTAATTGAGTTACAGTGCTTGCAGGGCTTGGAGGCCCTTCTTCTCCAGTACCTAATACAAATGTATATACATAAGATACATCATTTGTTAGAGCTCCAGCATCAGCACTTCCGCTAACAGAAACACTAAGAGCACTATCAGGAGCAGGGATACCTAATCTGTACACAACATCAGGTTTAGCTCCTGAGCCTGATGTAATAGAAGTATTAAAACTATATTTAGGAAAAGTATCCCCTGTAAAATAAATACGATCATAGGCATCATTTATTACAGGACTATCAAGTAAATCTATATTAAGATTATCACCAAAATTAGTTAACCAAGTAGTATCATTATAAACAAATATACTTTTTTTATTTGCATTTGGAAGAGCTACTTCATTTGGAACTGAAGTAGTAGCATCAAAATCACTATCGTCATTTTGAATAGGAACAAGTCTACCACTTTCAAGATCTACATTTTCTGCAGTTTGGCCTATGCCTTCTGCTAAAAGTCTTGGAGAAACGGCTGGAGCAATCCCTTTAAATCTATTAATTTTAAAATAAGCCATTATCCCCTCAATAAAACTGTTACCAATGTCCCCGCTACACCAGATGTTAACAGAACACCAATCTTTGTCATTAGCATACGAAAATCTTTTAATTCTTCTTTTAACTCAGCTAAATCATTAAATATAGTTTTATCCCGTTCTTCGCAACGTGCAACATGAGCTTCAAGCCGAGCGGTTAGTTCATGTATTCTTTCGGTGTTTTCCATTAGTCTGCATCCGCTATTGTTAATGTACCTGCGTCAACTTGTTTCATTATTTCTTCATAATCAGTGTTGTCTTTATCAAATGGAACGTAAATAGTGTTTGTGGTACTACCCTTAGAGATTACGACTTCAATACTACAGTTTGTTTCTGTTAACTCATTATAAACATATTTTGCTGAAACAATATTCACAGTTCTGCTCCTAAATGAACATCTCCTAAAATCCAGTTATAGGTGTTAGTATTATTTCCTCTACAAGAATATGTGCGTGGCGAACTCACTACTTGTACTACGCCATTTGTGTAAGTTGAATCTCTACGGGTTTGAAAATTACCAGAAGTAGTATTAAACGCATAAGACGCTAAAGTTGATGGAGAAGCTCTCATTGCTGTAGGTAAACTTTTTGCTGAATAATATAAATAATTACCAGAAGTTATCCCTGAAGTATCATAAAATCCAACTATTTGATAATACCTTTGACATCGTGCTAAATTTTCAGCGTGTGATTCATATTGAAAATCAGTAGCCGTATTTCCCAATTCCATCTGTACGCCAGTCAAATGAAAATTATTACTTGTGCTATCAAAAGCATCTACTTGACCTGTAAATCTATCAGGATTGTTGTTACTTTCCCATGCAGTTGCTAAACTCCCACCTGCATAATCTGCTCCTGCAACTAGTCCCCAATAAAGATATAAACTTACTGCATTATCATTATCATAAGCTCCCGTAGTGTCTGGTGGAAAAGTAACTGTTTTATATTCCCAAGTATTACTAGAACTAACTGTATAAGATTGGCCGCAAGCTCTATTATTATCATTGTCATACATTGAAATAATATAGGTTCCTGTTTTTGTAGTATTTACCCAAAAAGAAATTGTAATTGCCCTTGCTTGAGCATCACCTTTATTCCATGACTGCAAATCTTGACCTTCAAACAGTTGTGATATCACCAATAAATCAGCATCGGCTACAGTTCCAGATGCAGTCGTGCAATCTAACTTTAACGAAGAAGCAAACCCATCTGGTGCTGTTGTTGATTTTGACATAGTAACTACTGCGTTTGGTGCGCCACCTTCTCCCACTCTCCATCTGTCTTGCACATGGTATCCTGCGTCACCATTTCCAATTCCTGAAACGCTAGTAGACCTTTGACAAATTTCCATATCACCATTATAAATCATGTTCTTGCGTTGGCCTTGTTGATAAGACGCTTGGGCTGCTGCTTTTCTTGCTTTACTAGGCATAATTATTCCAATTAACTAGGCTGTGTCGGCCAAGTTACGTTAGTTAAATTTCCATGACTATCTAATTGTGGACTAGCACTTGCAGGTAAATCTCTTAGAGCTTGTCGATACGTTTTCCAATTATCCGCCACTGCACTGTTTGTTTCGTCTGCTTTTGTCACAACCCAATCGGTATCGGTAAGTTTTGCGTCACGTTGCCGCCTCAGTTCTACCATTGGCTTTGCATTTTCTATTTCTGTAATTTTTGCATTTACCGCAGACTCACTTGGTTTTTCATAGCCATTACCTTTATGCCAAATAATATTACTGTACACTTGTTCCCCACCGATACTCCACTCTGCATTTGGTGCTAAAGCGTGGAGTGCATCACATATCGTTGGTATTGTCATACCTGCACCTCCATAGCCACAATTTGCCCGTAATAAGTATAACCAGTAGAAGAACCGCTGGTAACATAATGTTGTACTTTATAAGTTACTGCACTAGTTGATTCTGGATTATCCATTCCTATCCATGCGTAACTACCTACAGCTTGCAAACCACCGCCACCAGACTCTGCGGCTAAACCCGCCCAAGGTTGGCCGGGAATTAATTTTCCACTCACACCAAGGTTACCTCCTACAAATTTGTGCCAATATCTGACATTTGTACTTGCAACTAAAGTGTATTGTTGGTTTGCTGAAAAACAGACAATAATGTAATTACTAGCTGAAGAAGGTGTGATATTTACAGTAAAATTAGTAATATCAACCGCACTCGTAGAACTTGTTGATGCCTGTCCGACTGATGTATTTTGTACTACCTGAACTATTGAACCTGCAGGGCTGAAAGCACTAGAGTTTATTCTGCCATTTTCTAGTACTAAACCATTTGTCAAAGTACCATTTACCATTGTCGCAAGCTGTAACTGACTATCCTCTGTTCCATCACTTACATCTTTTGCTTGTGCGCTAAGTTGGGCAGTTTTAAATTGTTGGTTATTGTCGTTTTCACCTTGAAAAATTATTGTGCCTGTATAATCGTCATCGGCAGGACTATCGCTGGTTCGATTAAGAATAATTTTTGGACCACTGCTTGCGCCAGAGTCGTTGGAATCTAATTGTAAAACTGTAGCATTGTCTCCAGCAGATAACGTAACGCCAGTGTCTGCAACGTGCGTCATAGTCACATCACTATCCGCACCCATGTTAATAACAGCAGCATCACTCGTAAAACTTAAATCATCGGCAATACTAAAATCCCCACCAGCGCCAGTAACATTAGCCGCATTAAAAACACCAAAAGCATAGATATTTAACTCATCGCCTACTGTTGCAGCATCGGTTAACACTACACTTGTGCCATTAGTAGCTGTGTAATCCGTACCGTTTTCTAAAGTTAAACCATTTAATGTTACAAACAGACTTCCTGCTGTATAAGCTAAAGTAGTAGATCCATCATCTGAACCTGTAAAAGTAGTTTGCCCTGCTGTAGCTGTATATTTATATAAAGTAAGAATAGTTTGTACTATTTTATCATCTACATACGCTTTAATAGATTGTTGTGTAGCTAAATGCGTAGCACTATCAGAAGCCATGTTATCTTCATCTTTAACTGGCACTACAAAATCTATGTTCCCGTCTGTGTCATCATACGAAACGTCAATAAAAGTTTCTGTTCCGTCTAGCATACCTCCTACATGATCTTCTACTTCTTCCTGTGTAATTACAGCATCTCTTATATCTTCTAAAGCTTTTGCAACTACACGCAATTCAATAATATCGTCCGCACTAAATGTAGTTGCAGACGTATTATCCTGGGCCCTTACTATAGTTAAATCATTGCCGCTTCGCGCAGTAACCTTTACTATTTCTCTAGTAGTAGAATCACTAGCCCGTTCAAGAGTAGCGTAAAAATAATTTCCACTTGATAAAGATGGAAAAACGCTACCATCATCTACCGAAACGCTAGTAGCATCATCAGCTAAACTACTTGTACTAAGTAGTGTCCTAGCATTATTAGTAAATTTAATGTCTGTAATGGGCATTTAAGATACCGTTACTGTCCATGTTACTGTCATAGAGTCACTAGCGCCTTTGTTTATAACAGAAAATACTGTTCTACAAAGCATTGTACCACTTGAACTAGCGTTAAAAATACCAGCTTCAGTTAATGCTCCAGTACCTGTACCTGCGGCAAAAGTACAAACATAAGTAACTATTGCTCCTGAAACACTGGGAGTAGCTAATGCAGTTCTACTACCACTTACTGCGGCTACTAATGCAGTCTGACCAGCTGCTGCAGCAGTAGTACTAGTACCCACTTCCATATGTGTCATAGCCGCAGGGCTATTACTAGTTGTTTTTAGTATACTAGCTGCAATAAATTCTTTACCCGCTGTTACTACTAAATTAGGAACTTCACGTATCAGCTCCCCATTCATTTCAAACTTTACGTTACCTGTTATATTAAAACTCTCATTAAACATTTTAAAACCCTCTAGCCGTTAAGCGTATACGTATTAAGTTGACTCTCATTAAGTTTAGAGTTATTCCCAAGAATAAGATTAGCAGAAAAACTTTCTGACATAGTAGCTGAATCGGAAAGTGCTTTTGATACATTTACAGCATGACTTTCAGCTACATTTACAACATTGTTAACAGCGTTAGTAACAATACCTAAACTAAAAACAGTTGTTTCATTTATGCTAAATGCATCTGAAGAAGCTTGTCCTACATTCACAGCATGGCTTTCTCCTACAGAAACAGTATCTGCTTCAGGGTGAGAAATAGCTAATGCTATAGCTTCTGCTACTGAAGGAGTTTCTGCAAAAGTACGTGCCCAAGTTAAGGCTCTTGCAAAAGACTCTGACATAGTAGCTGAATCAGCTAAAGCTTTACCTACAGACATAGCATGGCTTTCAGATACAGTAGGTGTATCTGCTAAAGCTTTAGCTATAGTCATAGCATGGCTTTCTGACATTGTAACTGTTTCAGGAAATTCTTGGTCAAGAACCCTGGCTATAAGGTAAATATCAGCAGCAGTCAAATTAGAATAAGTAGCTAACACATTAGCGAAAGCACTAGAAGTTAAACCTTTAGCATTTGCGTAACTGGCAATTAACTTAGCTTCACTATAGCTAATAGTAACTTTACCAGATACTTGTGTTATGCCTACTTTGCCAGCCATTAGTCAAAATCTGCTCTTACGTTTAACTTAATTAAATCGTAAACAGTCTGTATTTTACTTGAACTGTTTGTAATCTCTATTTCCCCTTCAAAAGTACCGGCTGTATCTAAAGCCCCTGTAGGAAATTCTACTGTACAAACACCATTTGCAGCATCAGTAACCGTAGCAGTAATCGTTTCCTTAACTGTAGTGCTGCCTACCTGCCGTATTCTGAATTTTACTGTAGATCCTGATAAGGATATCGGAGCCCATGTTGTAGAGTCGTTTTCATCTAACGTAGCTCCACTTGCTGCAGTATTACTGTCTTTAAGAGTAAAAGTTAATAACGGTAAATGGTCCCCGGTTACTAGTTTAATTGTTTCTGAATATGCCATAATTAATTACCACTTAACTTTATGCGACCAATATCTTGCACTTAATTTACTAGGATTTGCATCTTGAGCGTTATGTCTAGCATAGTAAGATTTTTTCCTCGCTTTATCTTTTGCTGTTTTAGGGTTTTTACCGGCCCCCTTAACACCTTGTTGACCAAATCTTATAGTTTTAACTTTGTCGCCTACTTTAGCTACAACAACATGGGACTTCTTGGGGTGATTCGGGGTACGTTTGGGTTTGTTGTACCCACTAACCCCCGCTCTAGCTAGCCTTGGATCTTTTTTCTTTGGCATTATTTTTTAAACCCTTTTATGCCTCTAATACCAAATGACGCAGCAATCGAGGCGTACATTGCATACGTGAACCAGTCAGGGGCTGTTTCTAGCGCAGCAAATCCATTTGCTATAAAAGGTTGCATCTGAGGAATAAACGATAAAGCTATGATAACTATAAACAAAATAGTCCACGCTTCGTCTTTCCATGAATCCGCTGATGCTTCAGCCATGATCTTTTCCCAGCCTGCTTCGTGGGTAGCAGCCACTTTCATCACTTCAGCTTCTGCATTAGCTTTTGCAACTTGTACTTTTGCTTTAGCTTTTGACTTAGCCACACGTCCTTCTACAAAAGTGTTAGCTAAATTAGCAATCGGTCCTAAAAATCCTAGCATATCAGTAGCTCCATATAGTAGGTCTTGGAAACTGTTCAGAAGGTTCCATCATATCTAAATGAATAAAACGTGATGCAGCATCCCCTTTTTGACTAATTCCTATACCAGTAAAATATCCTAATTCTATTGCTAGATTTAAAACATTATATGCGTCCTGATAAGCAACTACAATATCAGCAGCTAATCCATGTGCATGTGCCCCCGGCCTAGTCTTTTTCATCTCTATGGGGTGCTTTTCAGGATTTCTGTAACCACTTGATATTACCATACTTTTTCCGTATTTATGCCTAAGTTCTTGTAAAGCATCAAGAAATATAGGCCTCATAATACATGTACCAGAAGCAGAACATTTAAACTCGTCTTCTGAAAAATTAGGATATTTGTGCCATTCGATCATAATAATTACCTTATATTATTAAGGATAGGCATTAATCTTACCCACTCCCCCTTACCAAAAGAATCCCAAGCAGCATCAGCTACCGGAATTGACCCAATAACAGGATTGTCTCCCCACCTACTACTATTTGCAGCCATAACACCCATTGATAATGGACCTAGCCACCCAGCTTTTTCAATTAACTCAAACGTATACTGGCCAGTAGGAGTATAATCACTTCTAAATGTTTGCCCAGTAGCTTCTCTAACTCCTAAAGCTTCATTAGGAATAATAGGCCCAAGACCTAATTGAAGTAAATATTTAGCGAGTTCTTTCATTTCTATGCCCAATGCTGCTAAAGGCAACATAGTGCCAGCAGCCATTAACATTAACATAGCTGCTCCTCCAAAATGTCCGTCTTCTGAATACCGGTTTTTCATTTCTCTGCCAGCCCCACCAATAACTACTTTACCGTAAGAGTAGAAAAATTGTTTAAGTTGAAACAAAACAGAAAACCAGGGATTGTTTGCCCAATTAGGTCGTTGTGCTGGATTAGGTCTTATTATTGATTCATCTACAAATCTTGCTATTGCATCTCTAACCTTTTCTCCTTCTGGAGTATCAAAACCAAAACCATTATCAACGCTAGAATCGCCAGAGTTCCAAGCTAAAATATCACTTAACTCTAGACCGGGAAACTCTTCTAGCCATCTTTGGGCTTGAGCTTTTTGTTCTTGGGTAGCTGTGCTATCAGGACCTAAAGTTTTAGAAAGGTTTACTAAATAAGACCTGCCCATAGAAGCTGCGAATACTCTAGTAAATCTAGTCCACCAAGAAAGACCTGTATACTTAAACCAGTTTTTCATCCATGATCTAGCCCAAGTATTTGCAAAATCCATTTCTCCTACAGCAGTAAAAGCTACTTCTAATCCATCATAAGTAGCTGCTCCTACGGCTCTAGCAAAATCAACTCTTTCTTCATAAGGTCGATTCTGCATTTCCTGCATAGAAGAAATTAAATTACCAAAACTTTTTTGCCTTAGTATAACTGCGCCTAAATCCGGCAAAGAAGCAAAAACTGTAAACAATAATGTTGTCATAACAGTTAATACTGAAGATATGCTGTTAAACTGCCGCATGTAACTAGGTAAAGGTTCTACCCGGCCAAATTGTTTATTAATTGCATCTTTTAAAGCAACTTCTAATTTTTCTCTATTAGCAAAATATTGATCTCTACCAGCTTCATTTACTTCTCCAGTTTGAGTATCAATAAATTCTTCTGGAAGTCTTGTAGTTCCATCTGGGTTAAACTCAGGACCAAACTGTTCATCAACAATATCTTTAACTATAACGTCTAAAGCTTTCTTGCCACCTTTTCGTTCTAGTTCTACTTTACGGGTTATAAAATGTATGTAACTTAATAAAGCTTGAGGAGCTTCTTGAAGAAGACCGGCTTTTCGTAAAGTTGAAGTATCTATACCATCAAAGTCTAAAGATCGTTCTTGGTTTAAAATGTTTGCAATTTCAATACCGTTTTCAAGAGGATTGTCTATCAAACCTTTAACAATCATTGCGGCTTCATCTACAGTAGGAACTTTAGGATTTTTATTTAACTTAGGATCAGAAAGTATTTGTACTAATTTATTTTGGGCTTCTACACTTTCCATTAAAAGAATCATATCTATTTGTCTTGGAAAATAATCCCCTCTTTTTCTAATAGTAACCCCATCAACTTTTGAAATATAAGAATCGTAAATATATTCTAGTAAGTTTTTACGTAATCGAATTGCTTTATTTTTAATTTCGTCATTAAAAGGCAGATTTATAATATCTTCTGTAGCAATAGATTCATTTTCAGCAATTTCAAAAATTGCTTTGATATCAGGGTTTTGCCATTCAGTACCTTCTTTTAGTTTAGAACCAAGAATAGTTTCAGCACGATAAATAAAACGTCTTTCAGCATTACCTGCTAATTGGTGAAACCCTGCTATCTCTTTAGATTGAGATTGAGCATGAAAAAATTGACCAAGTTTTACGCCAGAAGGTCCAAGTGTTCTAAACCAGTTATCACTTGATGCTAAAAATTTAGCTCCAAGTCTAAACGGACCACTTTGTAACATTTTTCTACCCATGTTTTTAGCATAGGCTATAGCTTTTGGAGAAGTATTTTTAAGACTCTGCCCAACTCCTGCAAGTTCAAAAGCCTGAAAAGTACTTTTTCCTGCAGACGAATTTTGATAAATACCAGGAATACCTGTTCCATTATTAATTCTACGCTCTGTACCATGGTTAAATTTTAATTTATCTATGGCCTGGGTAATAAATTTTTGAGTTTGAACATCTGCTCTAAACCTGATTTCAAAAGCTGGAAAAGCTTCTCCTAAAACATTTGCAAGATTATTAAAAAGTCTTTTTAGTTTATTTGCAATTTCTTTAACCCAGCTTTCTGCTACATTTGTAGCTTTAGTAGTTTCCCGCATTAGCCAACTACCAACTTGGTCAGCTATATATTCATTAAGACCTGTTTCGCCATTAAAATATTGATGTTCTGTAGCGCCATTTTTTTCAAGTTCTGCTTTTTTAGCTTCAAAAGAATTATTAAGATTTTTCCAAATTGCACTATTTTTTGTACTTGCTTCTAAAAGTGTGTCTATTGATTCTCGAACAAAAGTATGACCTAGTTCATGTGCAAAAACAGGTAACATTAATTCTAAAGATACATCTTTAGATTTATCCCGTACATAAACTCCGGCTGCATTTTCTTTTACAGCAAAATCTCTCATAACAATAATGTTGCTATCGCCTAAAGGAACATTCATACCAAGAGGCCATTTCCCATTATTTCTTACAAAATCATTTATTACTCTATCTATTTGAGCATCGGCATTAGCTTGCACTTCGCCTAAAGACTCGTCTACTACCAATTTTTCAAATCTGTCTACAGCATTTTGATAAACTTCAGCGTCTTTTGTTTTTATATATTTTTTAGTAATAGCTTCTGTAACTTCGCCTTCTTCAAGTATTTCTTTAAATATTAACAAACTTTTATTATTAGGCTGATCTTTTAAAGCGTCATTAGTTTGATTTAAATACCTATTTACAATTTCATTAAAATGCCCATAAGTATCTCTAAAAAAACCTTTATACGTATCCCTGTTGTCTATTAAGTCTGATAATAATATGACATGTTGAGGAGTTTTAAGTTTAAGTAGATTAAATGCCCTTGACGCAAAATCTTTAAATGTTTCATATTTTTTATTGACTTCAATCTTTCCAAATAAACGAATACCTCTACCCCAATTATTTTTTATATTATGAGCTTTATATAAACTTCTATTATTTTGTTTAATAATTTTATTTACAGGAGTATCGTATTGAAGCTTTGAAGTAGGGTCATAACTTCTACTAGTAAATAAACCTTCTACAATTTCTGCTTGTGTTAAATCAGCAAAATCTCCTTCGCCAATAAACTCAACATCATGGTATTCAACATTTCCATCTACATCATACGTTCGTTTGCTATATAGTTTATCTCTAGTAGGGTCTATTATTGCTTGATCTAACTCTCTTATATGTTTATTTTCTACTTCCTCGCCTATGTAATCCATAATGGCTTTATTTATAGTTGTATAGTCCATAGACTCTTCAACACTAGAATCGTATAAATCCATATTTCGAGATTCAAAATACCATTCTTTAAATTCAGGGCTATATTTAATAAAATGAACTTTTCCAAGAAGCTCTTTAGCAGCAAATTCTAAAGTTCTTATTTTATTATCTCTTTCTAAATTTGCGGCTCCTACAAAACCTTCTTCTGACATATCAATAGCTACTTCAGGTTCTGCATTTTTAAGATTTTCAATTTGTTTAAGAAAAGATTTATACCGTAAATACTGAGTTTCTCCCGGTACAGTGTAACGAGGAGAAGAAGCAGGTAATGGGGCTTTGGTAAGAAAGTAATCAGCTAAAGTAAATGGATTATTAGTTACTTGGCCTTTAGCATCCCGTGTTTCAAATGTAGTAGCAGTTTCTAATATGTCAGAAAGTTCTTTATTTGCTTCTGATAGCCTAGAAAAATCTTGTAACACCCCATTTCTAATTACAAGCCTTGCTAAAAATATTTCCCCATTTGTCCCTACATGGCCAGGCACTATCTCATTAGGCATTACAACAGGCATATTGTTAGCAACATTTACATAAGTTGTAACTTTTTCTCCGTCTTTAATATCATGTTTTACCCTAAGCCTGCCTACATTATTTTTATAAATTTGAGTTTCTGTATCACTTAAAAAATCAAAAATATCTTTATTATTTACTTCTATAGTATACCCTAGGCTTTTTAACTCTGTTACAGCCCTGCTTAATGCTAATTGATTTGATTGTTCACGAGTTATCCCTTCCCCAACTAAAGCAGTATCTGTAGCTATATTTATAGCTTTCCCATATTTAATTACATTACCTAATGTAATCTTACTACCTTCGGGTTTTAAAGTAGCTTTTTTACCTTTATCTTTAGTTGAAGACGATTGATGATCTGTTTTAGGACCTTTTAATACAAAAATAGAATCCCTTGCACTTTGAGATAACAATTCACCAACCAGTCTATACGTCCATTCTGTAGTATTGTAAGAGTCTTCTTTATAATCGGTATTTAGTGCATTAACACGATCAGTAATAGCTTCTGAAACCAATACATCTTTAGATTGAGACACAATCCTAAATTGATTTTCTTCAAGTTTTATATAAATAAAATTAGGGTTTCCTGCTCTTTGGTTAGCTTCTAAAGAACTTATGAAATTTTTTACTAAAGCATCACTAGCAGTTTGTTTAAAACGCCTAAAGTTATTTATATCCTCTGCAATCCTTTGTCTGACATCAAAAGGTATAATCGGATCTGTAGCTACTTGTTCCTCTACGTTTTCTACAATAGTAGTATCTAATTCGTTAGCTATTTCTTCTGATACTGTTGTAATTCTTTCTTGCATTGCTTCAGGATTACTATGCATAGTTTCTGCTAATGCAGCTCTATTTTTAGCAACATAAGCTTCATAATCTTTTTGTGTATTTCTTACTGCATCCTGCAGTTGTTTTGAAGTTTGTTGGGGTCCAATAGGAACTACATTTCTTTCAGCAAAACTATTATTTCTTCCTTTATATTTTTGAAATGCTAAAAGAGCTGTATATGCTTGAGATACTTTTGCAAACTTATTATTAGCAGTTTGTTCTACTAATGATATGTCAGAAGGAGTTTCTTGTACTAACTCACCAAGAGCAGTAGCATCAACATTAGTAACCCCAAGATTTATTAATGCATCTATATCAATATTGCGATTAACATAATTTTCTGGATCGCTTTGAGCAACAATTAAACTTTCAGCTTTTTTCCAGTTAGTTTCAAATTTTTCTATTTCGTCAGGTTTTGTAATTTTAGATCTATTAACAGGTGCAAACGGTTGTAACCCAGGAGCTCTACGTTCTTCAGCTCCGACCATTTCTTCACGGGCTGTTTCGAGTGATTTTCTTTGTAATTCATTTTTAGTATTTCGTAATCTTACATCAACAGAATCTAAAGAATTTCGAATTTCAGAAGATAAAGTATTTTCTAAACCCGTTATAGAATTTTCTAAACTTTCTATATCGTTATTAATTGTTTGTATTTGGTCTACTGCTTCAGGGTGGGTTACCTGTAATGCATCTTGTTGGGTTGCTCTTCTAAGCCCACCAGTAAATAATTTATTATAAAGATCTACTTCATTACGAATACCAGCAGCAACATTATTTCTTAAAACATTATCTAAAAATTCACGTATTTCCGGGTCTACCCCTTCAATTCCTATAGGTTGTGCTATATCACGTTCTGCCCGTATTTGATTAAGTATTTGAACCTTATCTGCTACTAACTCTTTAATTCGGTTTTCTGTTCTTTTAATAATGTCGTAAGTTTCTGCATTATCAACCCTAACTTGATCTAATATTGCATCTCGTTCTTTTGAAAGATCGTTTATAGTTTGTACTAAAGGGTCTAAAGGTAATGCAACTCCACCTTCACCTGTTTCTTCATAAGCTGCTATTTGACCTAAAGTATCATCACCAGTAGATTTAGTTTCTACAATTTGTCTGCCAGTTAATGCAGCAGCTAAAGCAATAGTTTCTACTGTAGCACTTCTTTGATATTGTTCAGGTAAACGAGCTCGTTGTCTTTCAGCAGCTTCTTGTGCAGCAGCTAATGCTTCTGGATCTGTACCATCTACAGCTTGAGCAAAAATAACTCTAGAAGAGCCGTCTTCAGCTTTTATTTCAACTTGTACAGAAGTATCTGCATTAGCAGGAGCAACTGCGCTATAGCCAAGAGCAGCTTTTAAAGATTCAGGTGTAGCCCCGCCTTTTAAAACACCATTAATAATATTTTCGTTTGTAGAAAATATAAGGCCGTCTTGAGCGTCAGGTTGCGCAGAAGCTGCTTTATTTACCCTAGCTACAGAAAGATTTGTATTTTTAACTTTTACAGGGTCGTATCCTAAACTGTCAAGGTCTATACCGTATTTACGTGCTATGTTATTTACGTTTTCACGATTAGATACCCACGTTGCATCTTTAGCTCCTAGGCCGGTTAATTCTAACTGAAGATCCAAATCAGCGTTAGGTTCTGCTGTAGGCCTTCCAGATAATACAGTTTCATCATCGACCCCTGTTTCTGCTGTATTTATCTTACCTAATACAGATTTTTCCCTAACCCTGTTTAACATTTCACGGGCTAGTTTAGGTGTAGCAGCAAGAGAGCCACCAGCAGCCCCAAAAGCTTTACCAGCCATTATGCCGCCAAACAAAGATTCACCTAATCTTAAATAGGTATCCTGCAAAGTATAAGTGGGATCTATTAATAAACGCTGCGCTGCTACAACTGCTTCTTGTGAAGTTTCTGCAACACCTTCCCCTATCCCACCTTTTAACGTAGTACCACCTACTGCTTTTGCAAAATTCTTTAAAGGTGAATTACCAGGCGCTGTAGCAGCTTTTGCCCTAGCTACTTTAAATAAAGTCTTTCTTAAATAATCTTCTGTATAAGTATCTATTAAAGCAATAGGCGCACCTAAAATTGCTGATTTTATTGCGGTATCAATATTTAATTCTTGGCCAGCCTCTTGAAATTCTTCAAGAGCCATTGGAGCACCTATAGCATAAGAAGCCCCAAAACCTCCTACACGGCCTCCTAGTTCAGCTCTATCTGTCCATTTTCTACGAGTGTGTACGCCTTCTATAAGCTCTTTACTGTCAGTATCAAGAGCTTCTTTTTTAATTAATTTTTTAGTTAAAATATCACCGAATATTTTTTTAAGAGATGCTTTTCCTGCTACAGTTGCAAGTCCACCAGCAGCTACAACTGCAGGAGACATAGTCGCTAAAGTTGCCCCTACAAACCAACCAGCTAAAGATTCAATACCGTAAGGAACTGCTGATCCTACAGTTTTAACCGATACATCTAGAAATGTGTCAAGATCAGGCTCTTCTAATAATTGATCAAAAGTAGCAGTACCATCTAGTAACTTAGAAGCTTCTTCGTCCCGTACTCTTGCTCGTTCAAGATTTAAAGCTGCAGCTTCTTCATCACCTAATATAGTATTATAAATAGCACCAAGCCTATCGAAACTTGAAAATACCCCAGCTTTACCAGAGGATACTGCTCTACCAAATAACTCCCCCCTAGAATCAATAGCGTCTGTATACACAGGATCATACCCTATAGAAGAACCTTCATATAAGTCTTGTGTTACTTGTTCAGGAGTCATTATAGGATCGCCAAGTACACTAGTAGCAGCAGCTACATTACTTGCAAAATCAATATCTCTTGATGTCATAGGACCTGATGGGGGTTCTTGAGTTACAGATTGAGTAGTGTCTGGTTCAGCAGCTTGTGCTTCAGGAAATACAAAATTAAGGGCAAGACCAGCAATATCAAAAGGCTTTTCTTCACTTGGAGATACAGCGGCTATTTGTGGTCCTGCTCCAATTGTGGGAGCCCCCCAAACACTAGCCCAATTAGAATCTGGCCGTTCTTCTATACCCCCAGGAATACTAGTCCATGTTTTATTTAAATTTCTAAAAATATCTTGTTGAATTTTAGGATCATCGGACTCTAAATCTACATCAAGATCTCTACCTGTTCTTTTTTTATAATCGTCTCTGGCTAATTCAGCAGCAGCAATTCTTTGGCTTTCAGGAGAAAAATCAGGTAAATTTAATTTTTCTTTATAAATATCCCAAGTAGGAGCAATAAATTGAAATGCCCCTGCTCCTGAACTTTTTAAACCCTGATTAGGCCCTGATACAATAGGAACATATTGTCTTGGATGATCTGAATAATCATTAAAAGTAGCACCCCCGTAAATTACATTTGGTTGATTATTGCTTTCTGCTCTAGCTATTTGGTCTAAAAGTGCTCCCATTCTTGGGGATTCTGATACTGCCATATCATTCTTGGACCTGGGCTTGATTTGCACTATTTTGTAAAGTTTGTACAGCCCTAATAAAAGGGTCTAAAACTCTAGATGCTACTTCTTCACTAACTATGCTATAGTCTAATTCTCCTGCATATTCTTTTCCTTCAGGAGACATAAATATAATTTTACTAACTTTACTAGGGTCATTAGGATTTGAAATAATTCTTATACCCTCCACGCCACCAAGTCTTGAAGCTGATACATCTCCACTAAACCAGTCATTAAACCATGTTGTAGGTGAAAAAATTTTAGCACCTTTTAATTCGTTATTTAATAAAGCAAGATAACTAGGTAAAGCTGCATTAATACTTTGCCTTATTTGTATAGCTCTTTTTTGCTCTTCGGGAAAACCTATAGTATTTCTAAGAGCTTGCAAATTTATATTAAGGGCTTTTGTTAATTCCTTTCTAGCTTTTTCTGCTTTATCTCCTGTTAAGGGAGAAGAAAGATCCATATCTACAGGGTACAAAGCATTTACCAAGCTTTCTATATTTTTAACATCACCAGCGCTAAGTTCCTTTTGTTTTAAAGCTTCTCTTGTATTTTTTCGTATAGCGTCTATAGCTTTAATATAATTAGTATTAGCATTTTGCGCACTTATCCTAGCATCTCTTGCATCGACAGCTATAGCAGCCCCAGACTTAGTTGGATCACCTGTTACTGCTAAGTTTTGAAATTTAGCTAAATTATCTGGAGTTCTTTGAGCTGCAGGTAAGTTTGCCCACAACATAGCTGCTGCCTCTATAACATCAGGTCTACTCATACTAGATAAATCTTTAGCTGTTCTAACATCATTAGCTTGTAGATTTGCGGAAACTCTTCGTGCGTCTGGAGAACCGGGTTTGAATTTATCTAAAGGTATGCCACTTTCAAGATAACCCTTCATAAACTCTTCAACTCTTCCAAGTACTTCAGGATTATTGGGATCAACTTTTAAAGCTTCAATACCTTGTTGATATGAAGCTTCTATATTACCCCTTGAATCGTCTGTAAAATTTGCAGAAAAAGCAGCTACACGTCTTGGGCCTGTTCCGGTCTCTGGTGCACCCCCAACTCTATCTAGCATAGGCAAACCAAAAGCCCCAGCTTCGCCTAACATACTTCTTCTTTCAGATTCTGTAAGAGGTTCTTCTCCGGCCATTTGCCTACGAAGTACTTCTTTTTCATAAGCATCCCTAGCCGCCATATTTTCAGGGTCATCCCCAAGAAATTGATCGGATACAGCGTCAGCTGCTTCTGCAGCTTGAGACCTTCGAAACTCTTGTCGTTTTAATTGCCCTGCACCCCCTAAAAATCTTTGATCAGGGCCATCTGCTTTAATTAGTTCTTCTTCCAAATTATATTTATTAGCAAAAGTAGTTCCTCTAGGTAAACCTTTTGCTTGGTCTTGCGCTAATGTAGCTCGAAATTCATTTTTAAGATCGACATTATCTGCAAACTCTTCCGATAATTTACTTATAACTAGGTCATTATATAAAGGAGTTTTATCGTCTTGTCTTTTAGGGCCTACTACTCTTATATCTTTTTCAGGGTCTACGACAGTTCTAAAAGACCTTTTTGCGTTTGATTTAAATCTTCCTCTTGGATTTATTTGTTGTTTAGTAGGTAAAAATAAGTCTACGGATTGTTTTACTTGTAAAGTTCTAGCCTCTGCTAACTTTGTATTTTCTTCATCTATTTCATTTTCAGGAAGCCCACTTTCAGTACCTGCTTCTGCAGAAGCTTTACCTGCAGTTGTATCTTCTATTTGGTTAGCCGCTATAGCTTTAGCTGCTTCTGATTTTTTAATAGCGTCAGCTAGTGCTTCGTTAAACACAGCTTCGTCTATGCCCATTTCTAACACTTCTTTCCTAAGGTGATCAACATCTCCTGTAGCAGCAGCTTGTTTTACAGTTTCCATCATTATAGTTTTTGTAGCTTCAGAATCTCTAGGAAGATCTCTAATTGCTTCTTCTAAAGGACCCACCATATTTACAGCTGGATCTTTATAATTATTGTAAAGTAATTTTGCGGATCGTACCCTATTGGCTATTGTATCAGCGCCACCTTGATTAATAGCCTGTCTTCTAGAATCTTCTAGCAAACTTATAATTTGAGATTGATCATATACTGCTACTATATCGGAGTCTGAATTAGTTCTAAGTTTCGTAACAGGAAAAATACCTAAAAACTTACCGCTTTTATCGTATTTATTACCAAAAAGATTATATTTTTTTGTCCCATCAGCAGCTGTAAACTCCTGAATCCTGTTAAACTCAAAATCTTCTTCTTCGCCTGATTCTACGTTTAAAGTTTTACCTGCACCCGGCATTTTACTTAATCTATATTTAAGAAGCCTTTGGAATAATTTTTTATCTTCATTGTCTTTAGATACGAGAGGAACCGTTACTTCTTTTTCTTCCCCAGTTTTATCGTCTATTATTGTTTGTGTATACGTTTTTGCGCCTGGAGGACTTAACAACATATTTACTCTGTCTGGATTAACAGTACCATCATCATTAAAAAGTCCTAAATCTTCATGAGCTTTAAACAGTTCTATACCTTCTTTCTTCTGCATCTGTTTATATTCATAATCAGCTAATTGCTTAACTTGTAAATTTTCTCTTGTTGACGGACCGGTTCCAGCTTTAAGAGCGGCTGTTAAAAAACCTAAAGCTGGGGACGCACCAAAACTTTGTCGTGTATAACCATTAGCCATAATTTATAGTTCCTTAAAAAGCAAAAGCCATAAGAGCTGTAGTAGCAAACCCGCCTACAGTATTATATATAGAAGCTTTTCTAGCAGCTTTTGCTTGTCTATACTCAGAATCCCTTCGAGCGTCCATTTTTGCCCCTTGCGATAAAGTGCCCATAGCATCAGAAGATATGCCTTGCGCTATATTAATATAATCAGAAAGGCCTTTTGTTTGTAATTCCCTACCCATTCTACCGGCTATATTAACAGACCCAACAGCTCCCCTAGCAATTTCAAGATCTTGCCGTCTTAAAAAATCCCCTCTTGTAGCTCCATCCATTTGGCCACCGTATCTACTCATCATACGTTCTTGCATTTCTTTAGATCTTTGAGTCTGGCCAGGTATTCTTTCCCTAGCTTTTGAAATCATATCCTCCGGTAAAGTTTTTAGTTTACCTATCTCCCCAGCTCTAAAGTCACTATAAGATCTTGAAAGATCGTACCTGTCTTGTAAAAGCCTTAATAAATCTGTGTCGGGGTCACCTATACCAGTTATAGGATTAGCCGTATTTACATTAGATTGATTTATAATATTACTTAAATCATATATAGCGCCAATAGCCATTTTTTATTTCACTTTGTTAATTTATTTGTAGGTGTATATAAAAAAGAAGAATTCAAACCAAAATTAGAAGAAGTATTAGAGTTTCCAAAAAAAGAACTAGAAGGAGGGTTAACGTATCCAGAACCAAAAACCCCACCAGCAAAACGCTCACCTATACCTTGAGCTGGCCTTCTACTCATTGTAGTAGCATCATAAACTCCAGGTCTTGTTAAGGTACCACCTGACCTTTTATTTTTAATTGCTTGTCCTGTAGCAGTACCAAGCACTCCAGCAACATTCTGAAACAAAGCCATATCAGCTCTTCTCTCAGCTCGTTTAGCAGCAGCATCTTGAATAGATTTATATGAGCCCACATCCATGCCTAGTCGAGCCCCAGAAGCCCCAACACCTTCAGTAATACTATAAATGTTTTTACCTAAAGTAGATTGAAGACCAGTACCTTTAACGTCAGCTTCTGTAGCAGCAAATAAATCAGGTTGGA